AACGAAACCAGGCGCACAAGAAGAGCGTGCCTGCAACTCGTGTTTGCCAGAGATACCGTCTTTATCAATCCAATACACAAAGTAGCACTCATGCTTATCATAAGTCTCCTTAGTAAGCTCCCAGCCTTCATTCAAGGCTTTCACTATGCACAACACCTTAACGAATGCCTTAACACAACGCTTGTCACGTTTGTTGAAGACCTGGAAGGCGTTGATGGCCTTCGACATGTCGTTGATGTCCGACTCCTTCATGTTAAGCGCATCCATGACATCCTGCCATGTCTTTATACGGTCCGTCACCTTGATACTAAAATCAACATCTGGGAAGAGCTTCTTCAAAGTCTCCTTTGTCTCTTCCGAACCTGCTACATAAGCAGCAATTGCATTCTGCTTAGAAATTTTTAATTCTTCCATTGTATAATTATTTTTTAAATTTAATTTTGCCTTCAAGATAGAGTTCCATCTTTCTGGCACGATGTTTCTGTTTGATAGCCTTCCAGTATTCCTTTGGTCGTTTCTTTGCTGGTTGTCGTACTGGAGGCGTTATTATTGATTGTACGAGTCTCTTACTAACATTGAACATTGTGGCAAGCTTGCGTTGGCTAAAACCTTGCTCGCTTAATACCTTGATGGCCTTACGCTGTTCTGCTGTAAGTTTGGCCCGATTATCAAATTTTGTTCCTTCTAATTTAATTTCTTCAATCTTTAACGGCATTTCGTTTTTATTGAAGAATAGGATAGGAGGTTGTGTAAAGGTGTGAATAGTTGTCCACTTTTTAATGTTGTTTAACAAAAAAGACCGAAATAGCGCAATGCACTAAATCGGTCTTCGATTATATAATTATGGATCACATTTCCAGTAGCCGAAGTCAGAACCATCTCCTGGATGGGCACCAAAACAATACCCATCTGGAGCGTAACTATCTGCTATTTCAAACAATTCATTACAGAACTCTGTTGCATCTTCAGTGTCCCAAAACTTACTACATTCGCCTTCTTCTTTTGCATCCATTGCAATGTTATACAACGAATCTTCATCTTTCTCCATTTTCATTAATTCTGGAGTCTGACAAAGCATTGCTACGAGTTCTGGTATAATGTCACAGTTTCTATGTGTACCGTGAATAACAGAGCGTTCTAACTCTATGTTTAATAATGCGCCTTTGCTGTTCAACATACTAATATTGTTTTAAGTTATACCGCAGTCCGTTTTCAACAAACCATTTCTTTAAAGATCCGTCTGGTTTCATAACCTTGTCGGCATCTATCGTTATTGTATGTATGGCACCTTCTCCACGTTTAATTTCATTTCGTGTAGGATGTCTCCAGTATTCAACAATTCTAGACATAGGCCTTCATTTTCTGTGAAACAAACTCATCAATCAAGTCATAATAACTCATGTTCTTTGGGTTCTCTGTATAATCATAATTACCATACAGTTTCATAAACTCCAAAGACCACTCACGTATCAATGACTTAATCTTTTCTCTATCACTCTGACATACATCCAGTTCTTGCATTTTTACCAGGCATTCAACAGAAATCTCCTGTGCAACATCAACATATCTGTCATTGTGTACCAAAAGAACTTCATTTCTTGTGAGATTCTGATTCTTTGGCAATTCAACATCTGGAAGCATATCAAGGATAAATGTTACTTGTCCTGGAATGATTTCATCCGCAACAAAGTCGCCATCCTCGCCTTCAACAACGTGGCCTTCGATCATAAGAACCTTGTTCTCATTAAAGTACAGACGTTTTACAACGATGTCAAATGGGTTAGCAATAGTGTTGCCTCCCAGCATACCGATAATCGGACAATTATCATCGTTGTCTATATCAAACGTATATTCTCCACCGATTGCTGAAATGGTCATATTCAATTCTTTCTGTTCAATTGAAGAGACCATCTTAGCTAATTTGAATGTATCTATCTTATTTTTCATACCTTATTTCTTTAAAAATCATCTGGGAACAGTTCACGTGCTATCTTTGAGGCAAACTCTTCATAACACAGATGACAAACAAACATATATCTTGGAAGCGTGTTCTGCTTGTTCTGCTGTATTGGCTCCCCAAGCTCTTCTTCCAAATCTGTTACAAAACCCTCCAAATCGTCCATGTGTTCAATATAAAACTTTTTAGTTTCATCGTAATACATGAACATATTTGTTACACCAGACAAACAGCCTCCTTGACTCAAGTCTTGGAAATACCCAATCAACTGGTCATATCCATCACATCTGTATGCAATATCTTCAATGAAAGGGTCCGTAAACCCTTTCTTTTTATTGAAGATTTCCAATGCTGTGTCTGTCAACAATTGCGTGACAAATGTCAACGTATCTGGAAGATCATCACATGTTATCTTGTGATATGAGTTAGATGAAAACAACTTATCCCAAATCTCTTGCCCTTTCAGTTCCAACAAATACAAGTATTCGTCTTCTCCTTGTTCAACGTTGGCCAATGAATACCCCATCTCATTAAACAGCCAGCTAATATATTTAGGGTCATACTGTAAATGGTCCTCCAAAAACTCTTTGAACCATGATTCAATATATTCTGTGAAAATCATCGTAAATCATTTAATTTAAATACCTTACCATATTTCAACGCAATGTTGTAGCAGTCAATCTCTTCATCAGCGCAATAATTTCTTATTTCTGCTGCAAGAGATTTATTTTCTGCTACTTCTACCAGAGTAGGGTAGAGGAGTACTAAAGGTGACTCATCTAAACCATTCGTAACTTCAATAGCAAAGCCATCATAAAATTCAAACGTCAAATTCTCTTCTTCGTTTGGACCAAACATATCACCATCAACAATGAGCATGTCATCTGTTATTTCTGGCTTTTCTTTCAGTTTTACCTTAATGTCCGTGAAGAACACTCTGTCAAGAATGTCTCCATGTCCTTCTTCTGTCATAGGAGAAGCTTGCATGCAAACCTCTCCAGACTCATCCATAAAGAACTGGAAGTCAAACAATTTGTTGTACATTGACTCAACATTGCCCAAAATCCACGGACCATCATCACTAAGTATTTCACCCAACTGAACATCATCACAGGTACATTTAATATTGTCGTGCCATACTTTGTCTAACTCCATATTAAATGTAATGTGCTTAATATCAGCGTTTTGGAACTTCTTGAATCCTTTCTTCAGATGGTACTTCTTAAGATTTTCGTTTGTACGTTTCATAATTAATCTTACATTAAATCATCATGCAAACTATTTGGGCATCGTTCATCGAACCAATGCCAAACATCAAACCTGCTGGTTCCAGCCTTGAAACACATAAAGTCTTGCTCAATCTCGTCTTCATCATTGATAGGAACGTTTGAGAACATATCCCAAAGTTCTTGCAATGTTTTGAGACTTGTTGAATCACAGCAATGATAGCACCAGCAGTTGTCTTTCTCCAACAAACTGCTATCATGGAAATTAATGTCAATTTTTTCGTTAGGATTAATATTAACACCAACGGTAACATCGTCACTTCCACATTTTGAGCAATAAAGCTTGTCTAAGCCTTCTAAATGATCCATATAGATATTTGTTTAATTGTTAAAGTCCAGCCTCTTCTGGCGTATCATAGCCACCTTCAAAGCTATCGTTATTCAATGTGTTAATTCGAATTTTGTTAGCGTCACCTTGCATCCATTGTATGTTGTCAAGGTCATATTGACAATGTTCCTGGAGATAACTCTCAACATCTCTGTGCCAAGTGTTATCTATAATTTCCTTATCAACATCAATAACGTCAACTTCACCGCTTTCGAACGCTAATACAACGATTCTATATTTGTCCATATTATTTCTTGTAAATTCTAAGTGTTACACAATCACATGCAAGACCAAATTCTGGTTTTGAATCGAAATATGGGGAACCAATAGAAGGTTCATCCCATTTAATATCAAATCCATCTGGGTACTTCTTGTTCAAATTATTAACGAATCCGTCAATATTCTTAATATCTTCATCATTAAGTTCCAGATTCAAATTCATCATATTGATAGCATGTGATTCTGGAATATCGTAATAATCAAGAGAGCCATCTGGATTAAGAATCTTCTCACAAATTCTTGGAATTGCATATACAGGAATGTAACATTCATCCAACAACTTTCCTTCTGGATTCCATGTAAAGTCATCTGTATAAAAATCAAGCCAGTCTATGTAGTCCTCTTGATTACTGCTAAGCTGTTCAATTTTACAACACTGCATGAATTCATCATTATGCAAGCCATCTGAATCAATATCATTTTCAGTCTTGACAATAGCTGTATTACCAAAAGGTCCTGTGATTTTCCAGAACTTGATACTCTCAAATTCTTCTTCTTCGAAGTCTTCAAATTCCACATCTTCGTCTCCGTCACCAGCACTCTCAATTTCTGTCATGCTAGATACATTGAGGGAGCCTTTTAAATCTTGCTCTTCATTTTCGCTACGGACAAGCACATCTACACTTCTTCCATCTGGGTGGGTGATCTTGAATACCTTTGGGTACCCAGGCCAACCAACGATGGAATAAACATAATCACTGTCATGCCAAAACATATCATTTATTTCTGTGTCAGTGTAAACGGTGTCCTCAGAACCATTTTGTTCCAAGAAATCTCCAAAAGCATTAATCTGCTCTTCAGTCAAGTCTTCAACTGTATCTTTTGCACCGCCCCAGAATGGGAAGTTGCTAAGACTATCTTCTACAATCCATTTCATAATTATTTACCTCCTATAAAATTTAATATTGCGTTAATAACATTACCCATAGCTTCTACAGAAAGACTGGAGAATTTGATGTCTGCTTCGAAATCTTTAGTTCCACCGTGTATCATAAAGTCTCCGTTACAATCCATCCAAATCGTCTCAATATAGATGTTTGTTTCTCCAATATTTACATTATCTGCTATATAGCCAGCCAATTCTACACCTGCGTCTAGAATTTCTTGTAGAAGCAGGTTATAGTTTTCTTCCTTGCGGGATGGCTCAGAAGATATTTTCTTGGCCTTGTCTTTTAATATGTCTAAAACATTATCTGTCATTTAAAAGTTCCGTTAATAATGTATACCTCATAGCCTTCATATCCCCAAACACGCAGGTTTCCAGGAAAACCATCTATAGGTGACAATCCGAAATTTCCAGATAAATCATCTATGAACCAAGAGTCATTAAGAGATTCAAGCTCATCTTGTAATTCAGAGCGTTTTGCTTGTTTTACAAAATTAAGCATATCATCTTTGTTATCATATACAAAGAATGTGTTGCGGACATTTTTAGACAAACCATCCCTGCTCCATATAAGAACTCCATAGCGTTCATCTTCCTTGTATTCTCGTGACATGATAGCCCAATATTCAGTTGAGACCACACCGTTGTCAACGTAAACAGACTCAATGAATGTACCTTTCTGTACATCAATATCAGACCCGATCTCTTCAGTAGGATAGTCAACTTTTCTAACTCTACCAATCGGTATGAATGGACTGGCTCCAGAAATAGCGGCCTTTTCTGCATGTTCTATGTTTGTGAATGCTCCAAGGTATAACATCGACATTCCACCATCACCAGTTCTATCATGTGCTATGACAAAATAATTACGATACTTGCAAATTGTTTTGCAATACGCATCATACTTCTTTTTGTCATCATCATTCAGCATACCTTCAAGAAATCTTACTTTCTTTTCTAGTAACTCCTTGTCTAACAGTACATTATCAATTAAGTTTTCTGCCATAGTTTTGCTCGTTGTTTAATTATTTAATAGAAAACACTCGTCCATTCTGTGTAATATACATCAGAACAGTCTTCGTTAGCATGAGATAAATCTTCATTCATTTGTTCTTCATCTCCATCATAGCTTGCCAAACAGCAGACATCATCGCAAGCAAATTCGCCTCCGAGATAATATCCTTCATTCATAGGCAAGCCACAAACATCACAAGTACGAATATCCTCTTCGTCCTCACCATTCTTCAATCCCTTAACGATTTCATATACAACACCTTCCCAGTATTTGATGAAATCCATTTTGATAAAACTGTCAATCTCTTCAGCGTCAGTCATGCCAGGGATTGTTTTACAATTTTTGAAATCCTGGATGGATAAGTTCAAAGAATCTACCAATCCCTTTCCTTCATCCTCTTTCCAGTGTTTGAAGCGTTCCTTAAACGATTTTCTCATAGGTCCGTTCCAAAAATCAATCTTGCGTTTTCTTTCAATTTCTGGAACATTAGCAATGAGCTGTTCGATACATGACAGAACTGTCTTGTGTGGAACAGTATGAAGCTGAAACTCTTTTACTCCATATCCTTTCTCAAAATGTGCATAACATTCGATATTGTTACCATCTTGAGAGCGGTAAATTCCATTGATGAGAACTCCGTAGAATTCACCAAATATAGGATCCTTAAAATTCACATGAGCACCAGGAGTTAAGATTTCATTAATTACATTTGAAGCGTATTTGTCAAAATCTATCAATCCAAAATGCTTTTTGCATTCTTCAAACTTTGATTTGATAATATTGATGTCCATATTCTTTATTTTTAATTGTCCCAATAATATTGTGCAACTACTCGATCGTCTTCCTTCCAAACACTGTGTGTAAAACGCTTGTTGTCTATAGTTTCTTCAAACCATTTAACAATCTTGTCAATGAAAGCCCAAGACGGTTTACCATCTGTAAATTCAAGTTCAATTCTGTTTACTACAGCATGAACACGAACTTCTTGATCATCAACAAAACCAACAAACGTGGTACCCTGTACATTACAACAATATGTTCCGTCAAACTCTTCAAAAAAGTTTTCCATTAATTCTGTAAAGCACAGGTCCTTGTCATTGAACAGTGCTGGGAGTAATTTAGAAAAATCCTTTTCCATATTAACCTCTATGATGTTTAAAAATTTCTGTACGTATTTTACTTAGCCATGCAGCTGTATGTCTGCATTTATCTTTCTCGTCAGATGCTGAAAGAGAAGTTTCTCCATCTATATCACCCTCAGATGATACAGATGCAAATTCCCAATCATCTACAAAATAGCTGGAATGAGCTATTCTCAATGAAACCTCCAGGCAATAAGATCTTTCATAAGGAGCATTTTCAGAACCTTTGGAAATATCTTTTCGCATAAATGGGTTGTCTTTCTCATATTGATAATCTGAAGAGCTGGACCACGCTAACACAACAGCAAGACCTCCACCAACTAGTTTATAATAAACCACAGCCATGTCTTCATCTGTAATAGCTTCTGAAGCGGTTTTGTAAATCCACTCAGCCAACTCTTTAGGACTAAACCTTTTCTTCGCCATGTTTTGATACCTTTTTAATATATTCAACCATATCTTCCAACAACTCATCTGGAATGTCAGATAACTGTATTGAGATAAATGAATCTAACACAGAATGGCTGGACAACGCTCTTTCAATACAGTACTGTCCAAATATGTCCTTAACAATTCTGTAGCAAGACTGGCCATAGACGAACATTTTACCATTGATGCTTGATATGTTGTCTTTTACAATAGCAAGATTCTTATTGTGTGCATCTTCTTTCTCACTCAGATACCCATCAATACTGGCTTTTGCATCATTGATCAACTGTTCTTCATCGTAATATCCACCACAACTATCGAAAACATTTCCATCCTCATCTTCGATATTAAATGCCATTACTTCACCTCTTACATAGGTGTCATAATCCTTCATCTCACCCTCCATGATCTTGTAAGACCATTCCTTCCAATCAAAATCACTACCTTCTGTAAGCAAGCGGTTTGACATTTCTTTTTCGGCAGTTGACTTTTCGATATATGCAAATCCAATAGATGAACAATCCCATCTTGCATCTGGGTGATGGTCTTTTGAACCCAACCATAACGTGATTCCAGAATGCTCATACATTGATATTGGTAGCATCACTACTTCACCAGAGGCCTCAATGAGTTCTAACTTCTCATTCAAGCTCAACTCTTCAGTCATGTCTTCTGCGATTTCGCTCTCAGTTCTTGAAGAATCCGCATCAATGTAACGGTCATGGCTTTCTTTACAGTATATTTCTGTAAATTTATAATAATGATCGCTGTCATCATCTTCTTCTCCTGGGATGTATTCAGCGTTTCGACTCTTGATAAAGAAATCAATGATAGCTTTATCTGTAACATGATCAGAGAACAGGTCTTCTACGACACCTTTTACGTTCTGTTTATCACCAAGTGAATAATGAGGATGTTTGCACACAAATGTTGCTACATTATCCCATTCACGTGGACTGTCAGAGTCTCCGTCAAAACCTATATTGATAGTACAGCCACGATATTGCTGACTTTCATACTGTTCCATATTTATCTGTATTTTAATGATGTTTCAAGAATAATACTATCTCTTACTTCCTTACTCTTATTTAGCTTTGTAAAGAATAAAGCTTTGCTCATATTCCCACTATGCAATTGGGAGTTAAGGTATGCTTTATAAGCGTTATGCAACGAGTTAATAAATTTTAGCTCGTTGCATTGTTCGATATTATGCCGCATCTCCAAGAATCTCTTTCATCATGCGCTTCATTTCTTGGTACGCAATCTTGTGACACCCAGCAGTCAAAATATCGTCCTGGTAGCTTGTAACCTTGTATGTACCAGTTTTCGTTGCCATTTGAATACTTTTGAACTTACTAGGGTTCTCATGCCAAATACTGATAATCTTCCAGTATTTCTTGCACTGCTCAATTGACAACTTGATGTTCTTACTTGTCTCGATGTAGTCGTGATTCTTACTCCATCTGAGCAGAACATTTCCTCCATAATAGTAATTATCAAGTCTGTCATACTCATAAATAGAGCACAAGTGTTCACGCCACAAGTCACGCATTCCATCAACACCACGAGACTTATATACTTCAAGTTTTGCAGCCTTTTCAGCGGCAATTCTAGCCTCCTCTTGCTTACGGATCTTCTTTCTTCTATCTATGCGTCCAAGTTCTTTCTCGTGGAATGCTACAAACTCATTGTACAAGTGAGTCTGTTCTTCTGTCAAGTCTTCAACCTTGAGACTTTTAGCCAGAACCTTAATGTAAAGGCTCTTTCCTTTTTGCAATCGTCCAAGAATCGTTGCTTTCTTAATATAACGCTCCTTGAACTTTTTGGTATCTTTCGCAGCCTTGAATTCTTTATAACGGAATTCCAAGACAGGAACATTACACCATCCAAGGATGCGCCATTCATCCATACAATGAATTGGCTTATAAACCACTTCACCATCAACGATTACGCTCCTTACGGTAATACGGTAATCATTGATACTCCATCCAGATGGCAATTCATAAGACTGAATATCTGAAATACCCAGATACTTAGTAGCATTTACGATGGATTGCTTCTTCTTCTCGCAAATTTTATTATCATTAGCATCATGCCACAACTTTGCGAATTTTCGCAAAAGGATCTTTCGTGGACCATCTGCCTTAATTTCTGCCATTGAATGATAAGGCAGATTACATCTGCTATACCAACGTTCATAACCAACGTGATAGTTAACCTTGGCAATGTACTCACGTGTTCTTGCACTCTTTCTAATAGACTCTGTGCGAGTCATATAAGCATCCCAAGTACCATCTCCAAACATTGTGTTCACAAACTCTTCAGTTGCAGTTACACCAGCAATATGAAGCTTAACCATCTTACGCATTGCTGTCAATACATTCTTGGCAATCAATGCAGATGGATTACGCAACCATTTCTTGTAAGTCGTGTCTTTGTACATTTCACACAACTTGTCGGCATACTTCCAGTAATCTGTAAAATTAAGAGTTGTAAGCTTTTTGCTGCTAACAAACTCAGCGTATGCGTTGTACATGTTCTGAAGATAGTACTCCAGCAATCTTCTACGGTCTGTGTAATCAAAAGACTCTGGAGATGAAGTCAGTTGACCTCCATCATAATAACTGTATGAATAATTAGTGTATGGAAATACTGTAATCTCATCACTAACACCAGAATAAATGTCCTGGCGATGATTGTTAGTTGTAGGTGTTGTGTCGCTATGTAAGTCCATAACAACCATAACCTTTCTCTTGTGATCAACCCACTGGGCAATAACAGTTGAATAGGAATAATAATTCCACTTGTCACAATGAGTATTTTTCGACTTAAATCCGTTATTGCGACCGAAATCCTGGTTCGTCCAACGATGTGCCATTGTATGTGAATCCATTACTTTAATGTTTTAAATGTTTCTACTTAATTTATTGTTAATTATCTTTACTTCCCTTGATATATCCAGCTACAAAAGCCTTGTGGCAAATATCCAAAATTTCTTTTGTACATGCCTTACTACCAATTTTACAATCTCTACACATTCTGCTATTTAAGCTAGCCTGTGCAGCACGCTGTTTTAATGATGTTCTCATATTGTTTGATTTTTATATTTATTGCATACAGTTCATACTCCTTTTGAGAATAATACACCCAAGCCATTGGTCTATTTCTCGCAAGGTCCATTGAGTTGCTGCAACATACGTTTCATCTGTAACGTTGTTGGAAATGTAAATATCAACATATCTATTCGCTGGGTCCAGTATATCTGTACCATCAATATGATTATGATGAAGGATATACTGGAACTCATCTTCAGTCATTAACTTTCCGTGGTCTGCATCATTTCTGATACAGTACAAGTAATAAGACAACTGGATGGAAAGTTCAAGCTCTCCTAATCTCATACACTTGATATATTTGTTGTCTCCAATGTCAGAAATCTTACCAACAGACTTGTCATGCAAATACTTCACAATCCAGTCTGTTTCAACTTCGCCATCAACAAATTTCTTGTGACGATAAAATTCAATCTCGGCAAGGGTCTGAGAGTCTAGAGATATTGGCTCCGTGCAAACATTGTTGCATCCATACACACCCTCATCCTGGTACCAGGGTGTACAAAACAGTCTTTTTATCGTTACGTCCATATCGTTTATTTTTATTGTTTTTGTTATCGAATAGAAAAAAGATGGTGTACAATGTTGTCCACTTTTGGCACGTTTAACTTGATTTAACTTTATAATAAAAGCGGAACCAAAGTGATAAACACCCCGATTCCGCTCGTCAAGTAGAAACGTACTAGACGTACATCATGGAAAACATTATATCTCAAATGTGTGGCATCCCAGGAATCGAACCCAGGATTACTACCTTAATGCCTAGAACTTACAGCAATTTTTGATTTTGCTGTAAGTTCTGTAAATTGTCTCTCAAAATCTTCATCTTTGATCTCACACCTGCTGGAGAATCAAGCGGACACCATGTCTTCTTAATATCTTCATCAGATATAATATCTTTATTGAGGTACGCTTCAAGACCAACTCTCAAAGCTTCTATAACATACACACTAGTTGTAGGTCCAAGTGTGAACAGGGCATTTATCATGTCCTCATTGGTTTTTATACCTGCCATAACACTAACTATTATGTATGGATTCTCCACTCTGGCTTTGTCATCTCATCAGCGTCAATACATACGCTGAATGAATGGTCATTTCCAGGCTCGTGATAGATGACCCCGCCATTCATTACACAACGACCGTTAACATCAAACTCCTGGAAGTAGAAGCTGTGCTTTGCAAAATCATTGTACAAATGAACAGTATGCTTTCCATCTTTTTCCCATTCCTTCAGACGCTCAATGCAATTATTAAACGTCTGGTCTCCTATCGACTCGGCATATTTCTTAACCTCATCGAACTTTTCTTGGCAATGTATTTCCATATCTAAAATATTTTATAAATTAATTACTTTGTTAATTTCTCGATTTTATTCAAGTCAAGGTGAGTTATACCTATCTTTGCAACTTCTCCGTTCTTCTTCAATGGATATGCACAAACATAGGCAACAGAATCTTCTCCGCACTCAAACAACCCAGCATCGCTTTCACGCTTCAGATGGACAGTATACTTCTTCCCATAATCGTCACCCTTACGCAACGATATTACAACTTCTCCGTCTGATACGTATTGAGAAACGTACTCATAAACGGCATGCTGATTCTCACGCTTCAATTCGTCAATTTTGTTCTTGTTGCTGACGAATAGCTTTACCAACTCTGCAATTGTTTTCATACTTATTGGTTTCTGATTAAAACGATGGCTGCAATAATTTCAGCTGTAATTTCTCAATTCTCTTCTGACAGTCTGCAATAACACGCTTACAACCTAAACGCTTTGCGGTCTCCAACTGTAGCATAATGCCCTTAAGAGCAACTTTGTACTGATGATCTGACATAATTACTCCTTTCTTTTTGAACGTCCGTCATACATTTCAATAGCACGCTTAACGAGCAAGTCACGATTATCATCTGACAGCTCTGCAAAGAATGGCTCAATGGCACCGCCACGACATCCCTCACGATTACAGAAGCCATTCCACTTGTCCCAGAAGTGCTGCCAGTTACAATTTGAGTGCTCAAAAACCTTCTCGCACTCTTCCATGCTCCACATGTTCCACATGTAGAAGAAGAATGACGTAACATCATTCTTAAATTCTTTTGTCTTGTCCATGATTCTACTAACTTAAATGTTTCTAATTTGTGGGATTGCAGGACTTGCACCTGGCTGTCACGGCTTCGACCGTACTTCCCCAACCATCTATAAAATCAAATCAAATATGGGTCATTATTCATCTTCCAGCTTATCAAAGTGCTTACCTTGATAGAAGCCAATTGCACTGCCTAAGAAAAAGGCTATGATAACTAAGTCTACCATAATATTTCCTTCCATTTTTAAATGTTAACCACAATTGTGGCAAATCTAGTTTTACACTTACGCTCAGTCATCTCCATGCGAACACCACGGAAATTTACATATCTGCCAATATCACCTTGACCATTCGCTTTTCCAGCACGCTTAGGGTTTGGATTCTCCTGGCATGACTTGAACATACGCTCGGTCTTTCTACGTTCACGATATTCGGCAATTTCTTGCTTATATTTACGCTCTCTACATTCTTGCTTGTTCTTTCTAGCTTTGTTGCTAATTTCATTCATCTCACGCAAGTCACGCTTATCAAGTACAATGGCATTTCCTAACGAATCCACAAGCACAACTCTTCCAAAGTGATTAATCATAGTTCGCTTTGTTCTTGGCGAATCGGGCAGGGCAAAGCCACCTTTTGCATAAATCATACCATTCCCATGCTTCTCGTACACACTTGCAGCTTCATCCAAATCCAACTTAATGACGCTTGCAAATTTCATAAGCCATTCTGCATCCAGACCGCTACTTTGCTTCACACTCTGCTGCAATAAATCTCCAAGTTTTGCCATGATTACTTCGCTCTATAGATTAAACCACTACTCAACAATGTCATAAGACTATTCGCTTTACTGGTACCAAGCCACGCTTCAGCACAATATGTTTCAGCATAGATTTCTGTTGCACGCCCACACTCTATCATGCTCCACGCCTTATCCAAGGAATCGTATGTCATATAACCACCCAGCAAATTAGGCTCATTCGTTCTGTAGAGTGTTTGGAGTGCTGGCTCAACAGGTTCATTCACAATCTCTTCAGATTCGGTACCATCTTCAGATTGTTGCGCTTTTTGCTCCTTGATGTCGCTCCACACTTCGAGCACAATCATCAATGGAAAGCAACAGAACGCTAGAACAGCGAACATAGATAACGCTCCCCACTCAATTCTACGACCCAACAAGCGGTCTGGCGCATTTACGATACCATCTATCACCATATACGCAACCAACCCAATTAACACAACGGATAACGCTGTGTATAACACGATTAACAAATACTTTCCCATGTCTGTAAAAAATTAATGATTTGACTTTATTTGACTTAAAATTGTGGTGAAATGGGAATCGAACCCAAACTCCAGGAGCTACCATAAACACCATATAGAAAGTGCGGACATTCCTCAGAACATCCGCACCGAACAACTAACCAACTATGCAGCAAACTTCATGGCATCTTTGATGTACTGATACGCCTCATTGATAGCCTTGAACTTCTTCTCGTCACCACCCTTGTCAGGATGATTTACCTTAGCAGCTTCACGGAATGCAGCCTTAATCTCTTCTTCGGTTGCACCCTCAGCCACACCAAGAATGGTGTAATACTTTTTCAATTTAGCAGCAGCAGCCTTTTTCTCGGCTGCTTTGCGCTCCTTTTCTGCTTTCTCCCACTCACGCTCTGTAGAATCAGCAGCATGACCAAGAGCCTCATCCAGGTTCTTCACATAGTCCATCTGCTCAATGGTAGCAGTAGTCCAAGCGTTCAACGCTTCAACAACTCTATCATCTGACCAGTCCAACCCACTTTCTACAACAAGCTTGTACAACGGCATGCCCTTTGTGATACGGATAATATCACGGAGCTTACCACCATTCTCTCTAACAGAGAGCACAGATTCAGAAATTACGTCACCATTCTTGTCTGTAACCATAATCACGTTACAAGACAATGCAGGTGTAATCTTGTTGGCTACACGCTTCTTACTTTCCTGTGCAGCCTCAGTTGTGTTCAACTTGTTAGCTTCACGCATTGAAACCAACACAGCCTTAGCCAAGGCACGGATAACAGAGTACTTGTCAGTGTTACGTACCTTAGCGGTAATGTTATAAATCACGCCCTTATCATTTGCAAGGACAAGACTACGAGCCATCAACTTAGCAGCTACGACTACATTACCATTCACAATCTCAAACGAAGTTTTAACGAAATTTTCCATAATTCTACTTTTAAAAATTAATAATGTTTATAAATTCGTAGTGGGTAACGTGTTCGCCACGCTCAATCACTTGGCACATTCTGTAAATACAGAATGCCCACGCTCCAGGGTGTGCTCCATGCGCTTTGAATCGCACATGACCACACACCACCCACTGAAATTTACAAACTTGTTGTAAAATTATCATTCAGTGCTTTGTATATAGTGCTTAACAATACTTACTACATACCTACTAAAACCTAGTAGATAATAGCTACTTATAGCTTATTTAGTAAGATAAGCTACTTTTGCTTTTTGTGTTTTTGTTACTTTCTTTGTTTCACGTTATTATCAAAAGCATTTTAGAATAATCTAACTACTTTTTTGTTATCTAATTTGTAATAAGCTAACTAATAACTAGTTAGCTTAAATTGGTAAACCACGAATAACTATTTTTTCTTTGCACCACGTCAAAATAATTTTTCACTAAATTACATCTAAATACTTTGCAAACAAAGGGTTTATATCTTTGTTACTAACTACTTTTATATTTGCTTTTTACTTGCTTTTTGTACTCGCTTACTACTCAACAAATGTAGTTTTTTATTACTTTCCATACTAACTTTCAATTGTTTATATCTAGTTAGTTAGTGTATTTTACCACTCATTTTCAGTTATTTACACGAAAAAACCGACAAAGTTACTTTGTTACTTTGCGAAAACTAGAAAACCAAACTTTCTAGTTTTCTTTAAGGCGCATACCTGTAAACGGAATAACCCACACAAAGAAAAACACTATTTTCAATAAATCAAAGAACGCACACAATTAACCCTTAATCCCGCTTTTTACAATTTACGGTGGTATTTGCGGCAAAGTTTAGGTATCTTTGCAACCTTACTAATATATTTGCAAACAGAATATAATTGTATCAAAAGAAAGTTTTAATTTCTTTATATCAACTTTATTTCTGAATTGCGGTGCAAAGGTACAACAAAATATTGAAACGTGCAAATATTTTAGCAACTTTTTTATGAGAAAAATGAAAAAAGTCTATAAATCATTGAAAATCAGATAGTTAGAAAATGCAATTTTTTAGCCACTAAATTACATTATTATATACGTGCGTGTGTTATTATATATACATGCGTATACATTATATCGGGAAAAAGAAAGTAACTAATAAAGGATAAATCAAAAGATAGAAACTATCTGCAAAGTAATTTGTAAACAATACAAAGAAAGATAAAATCTAAATAGACTACATACAAAAATAAATCCAAATAACAAAGGATTTAACAAAGATTAATTGGTAAAAAGAGTTAAAAATATAGGTAGTTTGTAAGTGCTTGATTCTCAGCTATTTGCTTTAAAATTGTGAAAACATATAATTGTGCCAAAATAGGGGTAAAACGCCTTAAAACGCAAATAAACCACCTTAAATCAAGTTTACATATTTTAACTAAATCGGTGATTAGTCTTTGTTAACTAAACAAATGATAAAAAGGTAAACAAATGCAAATATGAGTGTACAAATAACACTCAAAATGTATCGGGACAAAGTAAGCATAAAGAAAGGAGAAAAGTAAAACAATTTGACACTTTCAATTTAAAACAAAAAAATGGATAAAAAGTAATAAATTGATAGTTAGTTTCACTTTTATAATAAGTGAAACAATAAAAAGTACTGAAAATCAGCTAGTTAGCCAATAAAAAGACGAAAAAAGAAGGTGGAGGGGTGCAAGTCATGTGCGAATACCACGTATATAATCCGACCCATTTTTTCAGTCTCGTTTTCTGGAATTGTGCTTCACCTCCAGATTTCTCATCCTTCCAGTATCGTGTTGAATCGTGTCAAAATGAGTGTAATTGATATAAATCGTGTTAAATTGTGTTTAGTAATCGTAACAGCAAAATAACCTGGAAGATTCCCAGTATTTCTGCAATTCTCATCATTCGTACCCACACTTATATCGCAAAATGCCCAGAAATAGCGTTTATTTGCGTTCTAAGACGTTTTCTAGCTCTATCCTTGTAACTTATCGTCTGATGTGATTTTAAGCCGTTATATCGAATTTTTGGGCGTTTTTAAGGTTTTCTTATAATAAAATCCCCATTTTTTTCTGGATCCCAGTATTTCAGTCTCGTTTTCTGGCAATTTAAGTTAATTTATGGGAGATATTGACAAAACCTTAAAAAGAATTCGTATATTTGCACCCAGAATCGTCACAGAGACCATTTATTTGCGTTCTGAGCGATTATTTTGCAGCTGATTATAAATTTATCTCAAATGAAAAGAAAGAAGCAAATAGAGTACTTTCTGAAGAATCGCAGATACCGTACTCGCATTGATTTTGATTTGGTCAGCAGTTATTGCCGTACCAAGTTTGGTTTGAAACTACATGAGCCATCTTATTTCGAGAATGACTCTGGTATGACTTCGGCTATTTTTCAGAAATGGCTGGAAGATGGATTTGGTGGTGGGGATGTGGTTAAGCGTGGAGATATTCTCTATCTCGTTCAGTCATCTTCTCCTGGCGATACCAAAATGTGTTTTAAGATTGAGAATGGAATTCCTTCACGTTGCTCAGATGTTCTGCCAGATGATTCTCTTGTCCATGCAAATGAAGAAGAGACAAAACGAATCTTTAATGCCCTTGATAATATGGGCCTGGAATTTGAGAACCCTTACTTTTGTGTCACGGACCAGTATAAGCCTTCAAGTGGAGACCTGGTTTCGTTCGTTAACAAAAAGACTGGAGATGAAGGCATAGGTGTTGTTAGAATGCGATACATGGACGGAAAGATAACCATGTTCTGTTACGTCCTCAAAGGTATGGACCCTAAATACAGCATGGAAGAATACCTGGGGTATGTGAATGATTTCCGATTTACCCCATTTAGTCCAGCAGACTATCCTCGAAAATATCTGGAAGCAGCCCTCAACAAAGTCGGTAAAACCTGGAATCATTCGCTTAAGAGAATCGAACCGTTGAACATGGAAAGAGAGAAAGGGGATAGTTACTGGTTCATATCAGACAAGAGAACCGTTATGCAAGCTGAGGAAAAGAAGACCGTGGTAAGCCATAAAAGATACCTGTCTGGGAATTATTTCAGAACCAGAGAAGAGGCGATGGAAGTTTTGGCAGAACAGAACGAGGTGGTAAGAAGAATTTTGGCCAGACCAGAAAAATAGATCTGGCCCAACCAAAAACTTCTAGGATGGCTGGATGAGTTATTCTTCTCGTTCAGCCATCTTTTTGCAATAAAGTTCCTCAACCTTTCCGTACTCATTCCTGTCATGGTTAAACTGGATGATTTCTTCTATGACGAGAAGGTTAAATTTCAGATAAAACAACCCAACTCGTTTCTTCTTCTGCAATCTGGAGAATAGAATCTTCAAATCATCAACTGGAAGGTTGCTGTATTTCGAAACAGATTCCAAGAATGATGGGAACTGCATAGGTGTCATTTCCTCTGCTCTTGGAGTCTTGTTTCTTTCACGCTCCTCAACGTAATTCGTCATGTAGCGTATAGCTTTCTCGGCACGTGTGAAATCCTGTTCTGGAACTTCTGCCATGCACTCTGAGTAAACCAGCTTCTTGACACGCTCGCTTGCATGGTCAAAAACGTTTCTAGACTTTAGCTGAGGTTTGATGACAATCGGTTTGTTGATGTCTCGAATCTCATCTGGGTCTATTATGTAATACGGCTCCCCATCCTGTTCTGTCAGCTCGAATCCAAAAATGTTCTTGGCATCCTGTTCTGTAACCTTGAACTGGGAATTGATTTCGTACTGTTCTTCCAAGACACGATAAAGCATGGTCTTGAAGATTTGAACTGGAACCAATATTTTTTTAGAACCTGGAGAGTCCTCAACCGAATCCCTGTACAGACCTTGAATATCGTTCCAAGTATTTCTGAGAACTATATCGTAATCCGAATCATAAAGTTCTGGATCGTTCAAGATATTATTTAATTCATAACCTGGAAGATATTCGAACCCTTCACAAGAACGATCTTCGGCCCAAGAACGTAAAACAGAAAAAACACGTGAAGGTTGCTCGTTAGAGCGGCCTTCCAAAAACGAATCCAAACCCGAATCCAAAAACGAATCGTTTTCCAAAACGTTTTCGTCTTTTCCCCCTTTATTAGGGCGAGCTGCGCTCGCCATGAGTTTTTTTTCTTTTTTTTCTTCTTGTTCTCCCTTTTCTTTATTTATTTCTTTTATAAGATAGGGGTATGGGGGAAGATTCTTTTCTTTCTTTGTTTCTTTTCCGTCTTGTTCTTCTTGTTTTTCTTTCTTTTGCTGGAACACGGCAATACACCCAGCATCAGAGCGAAGCTTTATGCGCACGTTGTCCAAACCGATGTCGAACAGGGCATCTTGGAGTGCTTCAGACACGTGAATCTCGATAGTTGTGTCATTTTTTGACCATTCTACCGTTGGCGTGCAGCTCTCGTGTGCATAGTTTTCTGGAACCGAACCAAAAATTGCGTTGGTTTTTCCATCTGACTGCTCAAATTTTGTGCAGTTGATAGGTTGACTGCTAAATTTTTGAGCAGTGGAGTTGTTTGACTGCTCAAATTTTGAACACTGCAACACCTCATTGCTCAAAATTTGAGCAAACTCATCAGATACCTCTATATCTTGACTGCTCAAAATTTGAACACTGGATTCTGGCAACTGCTCAAAATTTGAACACTGACTGCTAAATTTTTGAGCAGTGGAGTTGTTGAGTGCTAAAATTTTTAGCAGTCGTTCTTGTTGACTGCTAAATTTTTGAGCAGTGACAGTATTGTTCTGAATTATAGTAAGCACCACATTCTTTTCTATTTTTGAGATTGGAACAATGCTGTTTTCAGAATCAACATAGCACGCATTCCATAGCTTGTTCTTACCAGTTTGCGTTAGCTTAGATATAACCTCGCAATCGAAATTCACTTCACTCCAGTTAATTTTGTATTTTCTGTCACGTTTGTTAAGTTGTTCTACCTTTATAATATTAAGCGCACTCAATTCGTCTATCTTTGTTGTAACTGAGTTTCTACTTTTTGCTAATCCGTCAGCGATGGAAGAATTTGAGATAATCATCCAGTCGTTGTTCGGATTTTCGTACCATACCTCAAAAATTTTTGAGAGTACGGTGATTGCGGTATCTGAGAGAAATCCTACATACGCATTTGGAATTGGAGAAATGCCTCCAGGTATGTTTAATGTCGTAATCATATTGTTTGAATTTTAGCGTAAAAACTAATAATCTTTCCGTTAACCATTTGTCTCTTCAGTGTAAACCCGAAACATTTGGCGAGTCTGCCAAGCATTTGATTGTTGATCTCATAAGGCATGTGCGCCTCCAGATACTCCTTCATCTCTTGCTTGGTGACTCTGTTTACTGTTGTTATATCTACCATTTAGGATTTTTCTTAAGTTGATCAATTGCTATAGATGTAGCTTCTTGTGCGAGACTGACCTGTTCAGAAAGAGGCATTCCTTTTTCTGTTTGTATGATGGCTGGAAGTACCACCTTGAACAGTTCGAATCCTCTTTCGTCCCAATGGTGTTGAACCATTGTACACTTATCCCATTCTCCAGTCTTGATGACGTTGCATGAGTTACGAGATGGACATTTATTACAATCTGTGATTACCATATATCATGTTGTAATTGTCACACACATTATATCCAGTCGTTCCTTCCATATAACGACATTTGTTCTTAAAGGGGCATTTGTTACATGCCTCTTTTTGTATCATCACTTTCAGTAGTCCTACAATACATGCTAGTAGGAATGTAAATGCTATAATAACTATTACTTTATCCATAATGAGTTCATTGATCTTAAAACTACGTCACATTTTAGCGGATCTTCTTGGTCCACCATTTTCATCTTATATGTTAGTTCTTCAACAGCTTTCCACGAACATGGAGAATTATCTATGAAGTTGCTTGTTGCTATCATTGTAGCTATCTTGCAATCCAATATGGCCTTCAGCATTGATGGTTGTATTGTGCTTGTCTGCCATACTCCGAGGTCAATGTCGTTGTTTCGGACCATCCAGCGCAATAGATTGTTTATTCTACTGCATGCAGAATTTCTTTCTGGACTACCCATTCTGGCAGGTTCGTAAATCTTTGTCAAGTCGTACATAAGAACCTTGAAGGCTTTTCCATCTCCATACATACTACTTGTGAGTGTGTTGTCAATTGTCTCTTTCATGCTCTTTCTTGTAGAGTATATTTGTCTGAGATTATGTAGGACAGACTTTATACTTTCTGCTTTTAGCATTCTCGAAACCACCTTGTTGTCTGGAATGTCGTAGAAGTCTCCGTACTTAACGTATTCTGCAATATCCCAGTTTGCCATATCCATAAATCCTGTTGCAGTCTCAATTGTCTTTTTAGGATCATGGTCCCAACAAAACATAGCTGTTATCATTGCGCAGATTTCTATATCGGCAGTTGTTGCACCAGGCTTGTTGGCCATTCTATGAATAACACTTACAGGCGTACTGTCTTTTAGACTTTCTACATCTAAAGTTTCGTATCGTTCATTTATTATTTTTGTAAATTGTTCTTGTTGCATAAATTATCCTTTCTTTTGAGGCTTTGTCAAATTCTCTCTGCAATACTTTAGGGTTTCCTGTATTCCTATAGCTGCCTCTTTGTAAGATGCTGCCTGTTCGTATTTTTCTTCTTTTGCAAGCTTGTTCATTTTGTCAACGAATTCGTTGCGTAGTCCCCAGAGTACAAATTCATGTGCATTTGTTTGAAAGAGCGTAAATTTTGTTATGTATTCAATCTCTTCTTGCATGAGTGCTGATTGTTCTTTGTAAAACTTATTTAGCGCATGAATTTTGTATATGACTATTGAGAATATGAAAATTATCAATACAGAAATAATACAATATATTACCATTGTATGCTGTTTTTTAATTCTGTTTTGTTAATAAAAGATGGGCATTCATCACTTCCGATAATGTATGATTGTGGTACCGTATTAAATGGTCCGTCTTTTTCACAGTCCATATTGTACCTTATACAATGGTATCGGTTCCAGCATCCTCTTGCATAACATTTGTGATTATTGTTTGCAAGTTTCTGGAATGTCATTAAAGATAGGAAATTTGCTGTGTCTGGAAGCTGTTCCCTAAACTGTTCTGGTATTTCACCTTTGCACCACACATTGTTTGATTTGATAAGCTCACCATTGAACATTCTTATGTACATTTCTTTACCGTTGTTGCCTTTTATACGGTTCATCGGTCGCTTAACATAAGGGTGCGCTATGTAATACGTGTGGCCAATAATTATTTGCCCTGGCGGTGCCTGGGAATTGGCGATGTTCATCCAGAATGCGCAGTTGAAACATACATGTTGCTTTAGCATCGTTTCAACAATACGATTGTTCTTGTCGTAGAAATCGTCTGGATTTTCTTGATTTCCACACAGTTTGCAGTTGTAAGGGAGGGTGGATTTGTTAAGGCCCAGTGCCCCCTCATTTTCTTTACACATAATCAATTGTATTAAAAATAGAAAATAGATGGGAGCACTTATATTAGATACGAGTGCTAATCAGTTGTATATTGTTTGAATAAACCTATAGGTTTATAGAATTGAATACAGAATTTACTTCATCTTGACGCAATCCAATATATACCTTTGTTACGTCAATTGTAGAATGATTCAATATGCTATTAACAAGAATCAAAGCTTCAGACTTGTCTTTGCTTGTATCATACACATATCTTCCGAATGTCTTTCTGAAAGTGTGGGTAGAGAAGTGATCAATGTTTAAATCATACTTTTCCTTCCATCTTTTTGCCATTTGGTTGATGTATTGTATTGTAAATGGTTTTCTTGTTTTCTTGTTGTAGAAAATTAATTCGTTCGGGTTTGGTCTTTTCATCAACAAGTAAGCTTCATCAATTCTTTCTTGTGTCTGCAAGTTGAATGGAATCTTTCTGGTTTTACCAGTTTTCTTTTCCGTTACTGTAAGCGAGCAACGGTTCCAGATGTCATGCCATGTTAATGACAATACATCTGAGCACCTTAACGCTGTACAGAAAGATAGACGAGCGTAAAGTTCCCAGATGTATTTCTTATCCTTATGAAGTTCTTTTAATAATTTCTTGAACTCAGACATTGGTAAATAATCGCTCTTTGTCAATTGATTCTTTTTTGCCATAATCGTATCTTTTAATAATTACGATGCAAAGATACAAAATATTTTTGAATTCGACACGATTCGACACGATTAATATCAATTCGACACGATATTTTAACACAAATTAATGTAAACGTGTGAGTTACGAGCTATATTTTACCAATTCTTTAAATTCTTCAATATCTAATATTGTCACACCCAAAGACTCTGCTTTTGTTATTTTGGATGACGTAGCTGTTTTGTCTTTTACAACAAGATGCGTTGTCTTCTTTGATACAGAGCTGCATGTTTCACCGCCTTCGTGTTTGATGAATGTTTCCAGTTCTGCATCACGGAATCCAGATACACACACTTTCATACCAACGCAAGTTCCATCTTTGTTAACTTCATCTTCTTTTGGTGCCAAGAATGTGAGTCCAGATGTCTTTACGAAATGATAGAACGGTATTACTCCATCATAGAAGGATTGGAAGGTTTTAGACGCATTTGCATATACCTTATCGCCTTTCTGAGGTGGTGTATATTCCATTCTGAAGAATTTGTCGTAGTCATCGCTTTCAGACAACTTGTCAAGAATCTTTTGTGCCTTTACCTTTCCAATTCCAGTAAAGCAGTCACTTGCTTGCATGAGTGTTGGAAGTTCTATTCCTTCAAGGAGTTTCTTGTTGTTCTCCAAAACGATACTTGCAATACCATCACCAAATCCATCAATTCCCAATAGCTCTTTTTCTGTTATGGTTAAGAAATCGTGTACGGTAGTCTTGCCTATGCTCTGGATTTTTGCAATTGTTTCTTCACCCATATTTTCGGCACCGCATTGTGTGTAGAAGAATACAATTTTTGCAAGCTGCATTCCCTGGCACAATGGGTTTGTACAACACAGCTCTATTCCATTGCTGTTCCATGAAGTTGGAGATCCGCAGTGAGGACATTCTGCAAGTTCATCCCATAATCTTTCTTGCTCTTCTGTTGTTGCTGGCTGAAGAGTTTCGATGATTTTTGGTATTACTCCTCCAGATCTTGTTACAAGAATCTTTGCTCCTTTTGCGATTTCGTGATCGTTTACCCATCCAGCATTGTACCCAGTAGGATTCTCCATGTTGCAGTCACCTGTGTTTACCATTTCGATATTCACAACAGGCTTCAATGCACCAGACTTACTTGCCTTCCATGTGATACCTTTTACGGTAGTCTCAAATGACTCTGTGAAATCTGGGTGCTTGTATGCTATTGCGTACAAAGGGTTGCCAGTTGTCTGATGTCTTCCGATAGAATTCCAGATAGAAAGCTTGTTGATATATACAACAATTCCATCAATCGGATATATAACAGACCATTCCTTAAAGAGAGACAGAAGCATTTCTTCTGTAACATCTTTAGTTTTTACTTTCTTGTGCAAATGTGGCTGTTGATAATCCATACAGATTGCTGTAATGGCCTCTTCAAAAGTCTCAAACGAGTTGAGTGTGCTGTTATCCATTCCGTATCGGAAGAATGATGCGTGAGCGATTTCCTTACAAGGCTCATCTCTGTTTAGGAAGCCAGCAGCTGTATTACGAGGAGATTTATAAATGTCTCCAGTGTATTCTGAACGTTTGCCTTCAAAGTTCTGTCTCCAGTTTTCACGAGTAATGACAAATTCACCATAAGTGAATAAATATCTGGTGTCAGAAACAATGTTGGCAGCAATGCAGTGTGCTGTACAGTCTTGGCCTTCGTTTTCTGCGCCACCACGAGACCACGCTTCACCAGTTTGTTCATTGTGTAGAAGAGATAGACCATCAAATTTTGGCATAAGTATCAGTTCTGTGTCAGCGTGTAATCCAAGAGAAGAGAACCATTTTTTCAGTTCATTGATGTCTTTTACCTTATTCAATGATTTCATAGGAAGAGGAAGCTTTCTCTTTCTTGAAGTTGACACTGGAGATGGTTCTATATGTTTGAACCACTCATTCTCTGGGTCGAGTTCTTTCAGTCTCTCGATCTCAGCATCGTACACTGCATCCGTAACTATAGGGGTGCCAGCACGATAAGCAGTATTCTGCTTTTTGATCATTTCAAGAAGACAATCTACTGTAATATTTTGTATATTATATTCTGTTCCCATATTAATCCAAAAGTTGTTGCCTGGTTGAAATATTTCTGTTTCTGTCAGCACGTTTAGCTGACTTTCCCCAGGAATCCATAATGTCGTTGTAAGAGTTCTCGAATAGCTTACAAGCAAGGTCGTAAAGCTGTGGCATCATATCAAGCTCCTTCTCAATGTAGTCCATTGCATTGCCCTTGTATGTAACATTATTCATGCGAGTAAACACATTAACATGATATTTGGCATTGAATTCTGTGTAAAGGCGATGGAAAGAGTCTTTTATTTTAGCAACGCCATTCTTTCTGATAATTTCGTTGATGCGTTGGCGCATATCGGCAAGACTAATATCTTTGACTAACGTTTCAATTACCTTTGTCTTATGAGTGTTGTCTTGCTGAAGAGCTACATTCTCCTGTTGTGCCAACTGGAGCTGCTTACGTTCCTCTATCCATTTCTCAGCACGCTTTACAGGATCTTCGATTTGGTAAGAAGGAACATTACTCTCACGCAAACGCTTTTCGCATTCGATGAAGTATCTACGAGCTTGTTTACCACGCTCGTTGTTCTCAACCATTGAAAGCTCTTTTGCCATATCAATTGACAAGGCATATTCTGTTGAAGGTCTTCCTCCATTAGGGTTTTCGCCAAATCTGGCGAAAACTTCAAAGTCTTGATTTTCAACGAATCCGTACTTCTTGATTCTGTCTTTAATCCAGTTAGAGAAGTCCTTTCCAACGCCAAGAAAATTGTGTAACTCACGTGCGCTAACAGCACGTTTACCATTCTCTTCTGAGATATGAATTAGCTCAGATGTGCCAGTTGCTACAACTTGTGTTGTATTTTTATGGTTCATATTGTTTGATTGTATCTTTTTGCAAGTTTCGACAATCCAGTCGATTGCTTTCTGATTTTCTTTAGATATAATGCCATGATTTCCAAGTCTACATAATGTTGGTAAATCAAAGCTTTCAATTGCTTGAAGTGTGCCACCATCTTTGAAGAATACAATTCTTACGTATGAATTACATCTAACGTTTAGTTCTTCATACGGAATATAGCTACATCTGAACAGTTTTTTAACATCATATACATTGATATACACTGTTCTTTCGATAAGTCGAAATCTGATGAATCTTGCGCTGTATTCTAATTTGATAACTTCTGGATGGTCGGCTCTAACAGGTTTTGCCATAATAGTGTTATAAATATGTGTGCGCCTAATGAGACGCACACGACTCAATTATTTAACTCCAGTATGACCATATCCACCATCACCACGATCTGTTTCGTCAAGTTCTGTAACTTCTACGAAATCAGCTTGCTCGTGTTTGGCAATGACCATTTGAGCAATTCTCTCACCATCGTTAACGATAAAGTCTTCTTGTGAAAGGTTTACAAGAAGAACCATAACTTCTCCACGATAGTCTGCATCAACTGTTCCTGGAGTGTTAAGTACTGTGATGCCATGCTTCAAGGCGAGACCGCTGCGAGGACGAATCTGTGCCTCATAGCCAATTGGCAGTGCCATGTAAATACCTGTAGTAATGAGCTTTCGCTCCATTGGGTGAAGTGTAAGCGACTCGTCTATATTAGCACGCAAATCCATACCAGCACTTTGAGGTGTTGAGTATGCTGGAAGCTTGTGCTTAGACTTGTTAATCACCTTTACCTTCAACTGATTGTTTTTTACTTCTGTTGTCATTTTCTTTGTTTTTATTATATTTCCAATTCTTTCGATTCATTGCGATGTTGGTGTATACTCTTCTTTTTACATCACATAATTTGTCATATTCTTCTAATTTAAGTGTGCCGACATCTGACAAGTCTATTTCAACATTATCATGGAAATATCGAAAGTAATATTTTCCGCACGATATGATTTTACCAAGACATGCGTTTGAGATGTTGCTTGGCTTTATGTCTGATATTCTTGCAGTTTCATTCAATGAAGCTGTAATAGCCACCAGAACCTTTCGATTATTGAAAATTAAAATAGATTTTGCCTTATGCCATTGAACATTAGCCATTCCATATTTGTTTTGCTAATTCTGGCGTGATTCGTTCTTTTGCAAGAGATATGATTTGTGTATCTGACATCACGAATCCTCTTGTAAATAATTCATCCATGACTTCATTCATGTAAGCGCAGAATTGCGGATCGACATAAGATAGGAACGGATAGCAAAAAGCTCCGTTAATCAATTGGTGCCCACTTTTATTAATGAGAACAAAATCTCCAGATTTCAGATCGTAAGTTTTAGCAATTGCTTGAATCTGAAAATTGAACTTTACAAAGAAGTCCTCAACAGTTAATTCCTTTGATGGGTCTTTAGATGTAAAATATTCAGTAGCATCAAAGAATCTGCTACCATCACTGTGTGTTCCAAAAAGGAGTTTTGGGAATTCTGGAATAGATACTTCAGTACATGTTGTTTGTACAGTTCTTCCAGTCCCCATTGGAGATGTCATTATGCAACGTCCTTTTCGTGTTTGCTCTTGGTTACAAGAACAGACTGAGCCTTGTCGTATTTGACATTTCTGATGACCCAATCACGTGTCTCGCCAACATGCTTCAAATGCTTTGAAATGAGCGATGCTGCCTCTTGTGGTGTTGTTGCAGGAATATAAAGCGTTTCTGTGCTACGCTTCTCCTTTCCATTTTCTTTCAGTTCAATGTAGTTTACTTGAACTGAATAGAGTCCAACCTCTGTTTTATCACTTTCTTCAAAGTAATAAACAAACAAACCACCAACCAATTCTGTGTCAGTAACGAATGTGTTGTTGTAAATCACATCTGCAATCTTTGTCTTGAGGATTTCGTACTTAACTGTTGACATATCGTCAATAGCCTTGTCTTCCATCAACTTGAATGCAGTTTTTTCTGCATCTGTGTAATTAGATGCCATTACCAGGTCCTCAGACTTAATGGTGTCGATACCACCGTCTTCTTTCTCTCCCTGGTAGGTCATTTTGATTCTGTAAAATTCTGTTTCCTTACTCATTTTACTTGAATTTTGATTAAACAATGAAATTATCGGTGCAAAGATATATATAATATTTGAAATGGCAAAATAAAAATATCATTTTAACATATAATAATATAAAAAACGCTTGTAAACAAGGGCGTTGTGTTGATATTCCTATAATTTTGATTATTTATATATGAGTTGTTATAATATTATATAGGTAAAATATAGTCCAACATTAAAAAGTCGATAAAACTATTCTTTGAAAAACTCTAAATATATGGATAATATCGGTACTGCGGCAACGTTTCATGGCACATACCTGGAGAGTATTTTTAGAACAAGCAAGAAGACCATTCAAGAATATGTTCGAGAAATAGACAGACATTGCAGATATAAAACTGTTCAATCTGACGTTTCTAGAGGTGTTGTTTTGGATGATAGAGGCCCGCTGATGGATCTTTATGAGGCATGTGTTCAACAAGATGCTCATCTTCATGGTGTGCTTGAAACTGTTAAGTCACAAATTATAGGTGAGCGTTATATGCTTGCTCGACAAAATGATCGTGGTAAGTATATAAAAGATGTGGAAGAGACAAGAAAAATACAAGGTTCTCAGTTCACAAAAATCATTCAAGGTATTGTTGAAGCTAAATGGTATGGATATACCCTGCTAGAAATAATGCCAGATATTAACCCTAGAACAGGAAAGCTTAAAGAGGTTAATATTATAGAACGTAGAAATGTACTTGCAAACCAATGCCGTGTTGTCAAACGACAAGGGCAGTGGTCTCCAGGATGGGATTTGAATACACAAGCGTATTCAACCAATTATGTGTTAATTAACACTGGAGACTTGGGTTTATTTTCTGCAACTACACCATTGATTCTTGCAAAGAAATTTACTGTTGCAAATTATGTAAACTTCTCTCATACTTATGGTCAACCAATCATTCATGGAAAGACTGACTCTGAGAGTGTACAAGATAGACAAAGACTTGCGCAAAATATAGCGAATGCAGCTCAGAATAAAATTATAGTAACAGGACTCAATGATTCTGTTGATGTTAAGACATTTACGATGTCAAATTCTGAGCATATTTACACAAGTCTTATTGATTTTGTTAACAAGGAAGTCTCTAACCTTATTGTTGGTTCTGAAACCATGTCTGGTGAAACACAATCATACGTAGGTTCTACGTCTGCTCACCAGGATATTTTTAGAGAGCGCATTGAGGCTTATCGTGATTTCATTGAAAACATGATGAATGAAGAGATTATTCCTAGACTTGTTGCAATGGGTTATATTTCACCAGGTCTTGAATTTAAGTATTCAAATCGTGTAGAGATGAATAACAAAGATAAGATTTCTTTGTATGACTTTTTAACGAATAAATATGTAGTGTCACCAGACGAAATCGAAAAAGAGTTTGGTATAGTTGTTGGTGAGCAGTTTAATAACACAAATGGCATTAACGGTGGCCCAGCGACACCAACTGGTGGTGAATCTCCACATGATAGAAGAATCATGTCTGACGAGGAATATTTTAGACGCTATGGCCATAAACGAGGGGAGAAAAAGAACGTTGAAAATTTTTTCGAGGAAGAGGAATAGTTGGTAGCGTTTCCTCTTCCAAAGATAATGCCGATGATATGGCAGAATATAATGCTATCTTATCAATTTTCAAAAAGTTCTTAGAGAAGTATCAGAATGAAACTGATAGATGGGAATTGCTTCAAGCAATCATTGATATGCGTATTGAATTTATGGTAAATCATGCGTTGCAGGGTTTTAATTTAAGCCTTGAAGATGCAATGGATTTGGTTCGCAGCAAAAACAATGGTTTGACTTCACAGGACAAGGAAAGTCGAAAAATATTGCTTGCAGCGTTAGATAATATTATAGACTTTGCTGTAGCAGAAGAATTCCAGATGGCCTATAAGGTGTCTAAAATTTATGATTCTGAAGATGAAGAGAACGAGGAAAATTGTGAAGACATTTGTTATTTATACAATCATATTTATGCTAATGTTGAAAATGACGATGTTAATTATGCTATGGGTATAGCTGCTGGATGGGTTAAGTACAACGAGTCTACAATTTTAACATATATGACACAGGGAGATGAACGTGTTAGGCCTTGGCATCTTGCATTGGAGGGAACAAGCTATCCGAAGTCATCCTTCCCAGCATGGCTTATTCCACCTATAGACTATGGATGTAGATGCTTCTTGATAGAAGAAGGCGATGATGTTCTGAATCATAAAGACTTGGCAAATATAGAGTCTAAAATTGTAGATAAGCCAGATTTCATAAACCCTATTTTCTCTGATAGTGTATGCAAGGGAGGAAAAATATTTGGAGCACAGCATCCATATTTCCAGATACCAAAAGGTTATAAAAGAAAGTTGAAATCTATTTCAAAATCAATAAAGGAAAAATGGCTGGACAAGTAATAACTCCAAAGCAATTAATGATGCAGTGGGCTGTATTATCTAATAAGTTTGAGGTTAATGTGTTTAACTTTGAAACTATAATGGGTGATGCAGCCAAGCATATTTTCAAGCAGTCTTTTTATTTGAGACGTTTTAATTCTGCAAGTTCTTTTGCTTGGCAACCTAGACGAGATAAAAAACGACACCCATTACTTGAAGAAACTGGAAATCTGAAGAACTCAATAGTATGGAAGCATTTTAAGGGGACTGGTAATAAGCGTGGCGTTTCCATTTATACTGATCCATTTGCTTTTAAACATAGTAAAAGGCAATATGGAAGAAACTTTTGTTATGCTGCTGTTCACAATGACCCAAGCGGCTCGCACACTTATGGAAACACAGGTGTAAGAAGTATTCAAAGACAGTTTATTGGATATTCTACAGTGTTAAATGATAAATTACAATCTTATAGTATTCGTATTTTTGATGGATTTCCGAAATGAACGATATAAAGAACCCATTAATTGTTCCAACTCGTTTGGTTGATAAGCATAAGAAGCCAGATGAAGATAAAAAAGTTGAAACTCCAGAAATTCCAGATGAAACAACACAAGAAGAGATTCAAGATAATCCTATAATCAATGTATATAAGGCTGTAAAAAGAGTCTTGGAATCTATTCGTGTTGACCCAAATGATGACAATTCTGATAGATTGTTTAAGACGGTAAAGATAGATAATGGTCAGTTTGAACGCATTATTCGTTCTAAGGGAAATACTGAATACGCAGTAGCTTTCCCAGCAGCATTTGTCAGATTTGTAAATGTAAGATTCTTGGTTGCACAGCAACGAATTGGTGAAGGACGTGCAACAATGAGAATAAGATTTGTTCTCAATAATTTGAATAATAGTGATGATGATGTTGAGTTGCAGGGATTTGATGTTTTTCAACGTGTCAATGATGCCATCCAGGATGCCAAAGACCATGAATCTGCACTGAATGAGAGATGCAATCTTCAGTATTTTGATATGCCAGAATCTCTTGACAATGGCTTGCAACCATACTGGATAGATTATGAAATATGGTTTAGAACAAGTTCTTCATTCCAATATCGAAATTGGGTTGATAGATATTTGGTAATGCCACCATACACGAACCATTCAGATGCTCCAGAACACGATCAAGATAATCATGGTGACCATCAAACGCCTAAGTTTGAAGATGTTGCAAAATTTGAGCCACATGTTGATACAGATGGTGAAGGTGATGGAGATATTGGTGATAATACAGGTGAATAATACAACTATCTAAAAAAATACATTCTATTCTTTGAAAAAATCGGAAATGAATAGCGAAGAATTAAAATATGTCGTAGGAGAAGCGCATGAAGACCAACCTGCTATTATGCGCTTCTATGGCAGAATAGATGACTGTAGTACACGACAATTCAATGATGAGTTTTTGTGGCTTCACGATTACATTAAACCTTCTAAGATTATTGTTTGCATTAACAGTGAAGGTGGAAGCGTTTTGTATGGAATGAGCACATTCAGTATTCTTCTTGAAAGTAAGATTCCTGTAGAAACTGTTATTGATGGTTTGGCAGCTTCAATGGCTTCTGTTTTATGGGCCGCTGGAAGCAAGGCTTATATGCGTGACTATTCTATCTTGATGATTCACAATCCATTCTTGCGTAGCGGAAATAAGGACAATATGGACCCAGATACGCAACAGACGGTAAATGCTTTCAGAAAGCAGATTGAAACAATTTATCGTAAGCGTTTTGGCCTGTCAAAAGAAAAGGTACAGTCAATAATGGATGGTGATGAAGGATGTGATGGAACCTATTTTGATGCTCAACAAGCAGTTGACGCAGGTATCATTCCAGCAGAAAATATATTGAAAACTTCTAAACAAGTTTGTTCAAAGGTAAAAAACCAGATGAAAGACTTGACAGATGCAGTTGCAATACAAAAAATGATGGTTGATATTTGCGCTGAAGCAGGTGAAATTAAACCACAAGAAAATAATGGTTCTATTCCTAATCAAAATCAGAACGAAAAACAAAATTCTCAAGAAATGAATAAAGAACAAGATGTATTCGCTTTTGGTTCTGTTTGTGCTCAACTTGGTTTGCCAAAGGATTCTGAGGTTGCTGATGTTGTAAATCAGCTCACAGAACTGAAGAATGCAAAGGAACAGTTGAAGACAGTACAGGCTTCTTATGATGCGTTAAAGATTGAGAAGGCTGGTGTTGAAACAGAACTGAACAACAAGAATGAAGAGTTGGCTTCTGTTAAAAATCAGTTGAAAGTATACCAGGACGCAGAGAGTGCGGCAAAGGATGCTGAAATTGAGTCGCTTATTGATGCAGCTGTGAAGGCTGGAAAGATTAAGCCAGAGTCAAAGGAGCAGTGGGTTGAGATGGCTCACTCGAATCTTGAAACCGTAAAGGCAACTTTGGATTCTATCACAGGCCGTGAGAAGATTTCAGAGGAAATCGCAACTGATCCAGCTAATATTGACAATGCCAAGGATAACTTGACAGAGGCACAGAAAAAGCTGCAAGCTGAAATTGAGGCTCGAATCGCCCCAGATTTTCAATTTAATACACTTGACTAAAAACATTATAAATAATATATGCCAAGTTCAGTAAATTTTGCGCAAAATACCTATAGTGGTGAGGTACTTGAAGACTTGTTAACCTATACAGCGCAAGGTAATGATACATATAAGGAAGGTCTTATCCATATTAAGTCTGGTATTCAGTACAAGTATGCGATTCCTTCTGTTGAGTTGGGTAAAATCATCCAGGACAATGTACCTACACCAACTACCCAGGGTGCTGGTGCTGGTACAGAGGGTGGCTTGAATCAATATACGTTCAATGAGCGTTATTTGGAGCCAAAGGATTTCATGGTTTACCTTGAATTTAATCCTCGTGATTATGAGAAGTATTGGAAATTCGCACAGCCAAATGGCAATCTTGTGTTCCGTGACCTTGATCCAAAGCTGCAAGCCACTATGCTTCGCCTTTTGATTGAGAAGAAGAACGAGTATATCGGTGAGTCTATCTGGTGCTCTGCAAAGGGTGGAAAGGCGGCTGCTAAGATTACAACTCCTACTGACGGTACAGATATTGGTGGCGACAATGCTGGTGGTCCGATGAAGTATTTCGATGGTGCAATTAAGCGTATTATTGACAATACCAAGACCGATGCAACAGAAGCGGATAAGGCTGGTGGCCAGTGTATTATCGCTGGTAATACAGAGCTTACCACTGGTGAGCAAGTAGAGGTTGCTCTTCGTGCCATGTGGCGTAAGTGTCCAAAGGCTGTACGTAAGAATTCTAACCTCGTTTTTGTAACTGGCTGGGATGTTTGGGATTTGTACGATCAATATCTCAACGACAAGCAGGTTAAGTACTCAGACAACACCAAGATTAATGAGTATCGTTTCAAGGGTAAGCGAATCATCCCTATCGTAGGCGTTCCAGAGCACACTATCGTTTTGGGTGTATTCTCTACTGGTATGGACTCTAACCTTTGGATGGGTGTTGACTACGCTAACGACTCAGAGGTTGTTAAGGTTGAGCGTTTGCAGGCTAACAGTGAGCTTTACTTCTTCCAGATGCGTATGAAGATGGACGTAAACATTGTTCGTCCAAAGGAGATTACTGTTTGGACAGCTTACAAGGCTACTGAGTAATATCAACTTAGATACTTCAAAATATATTTTTAAAGGGAGTGGGGCTTGACTCCATTCCCTTTTTAGATTTTACACAAGTTATGGCTAGATTAAAGAATAAAGAGGTGCCAGAGAGTGCCGATGAAATTAAAAATGTTGACACAGCCCCAGAAGCAACTCCAGAAGTTCCAGCGTCAGTTGATGCAACTCCAGAAGATGTTGTAACTGAGAATGTGGACACGAATACAAATGATGACAAACTTCCACAAGATCCTGCTCCAGAGGAAAAGAAGGAGAAAAAGACTTCAAAGCGTGGTTCTAAATCAGAAAGCCAGGCAACTCCAGAAGTTCCAGCGTCAGTTGATGCAATCTTGAAGAAGTTTAGTCAATATGATGAATTGTATGTAGATAGTACTGGCTGTGTTTATACAAAGGACACCCAACCATCCATTATTGGTGGTGCTATTCTTTACAAAAATCCATACTACAATTAATATTAATCAATCAAAGATATGCCTTTAGGTGGTGTTTTTATGAGCGATACCGATGGTAACATTGGAACCAGCTCAACAACCTCAACTGAGAAAGTCACTGGTTTGCTGTTTGATATTTCAAAGCAGCCTAAGTTCTTTACTGCTGGTGCTGGTCTTGCTGTTAAAAATAAATTGCAGGGCAATGTCATAGAGATTAACTCTATGGACGATTTGGCCGAACTCGGTATTACAAAGTATTCTGGTGACAGTTCAAAGGATTTGCTTTATGGCATTCCTTATTATCATATTGACCATTTCTTCAAGATACAGGGTGAGAATGGTCGTTTGTTTATCATGTTTGCTGATTGTTCAAACAACTGGGATGCAATCACACAAATGCAGCGTGCCGCTCACGGTATGATTAATCAGCTTGGTGTTTGGACAGACCAGCCTCTTTGGAAGCAGACAGACACAGGTGCTTCAAGTTATACATTGGATTTGGTGACAGACTTGAATTCAAAAGCAAAGGCTCTTGCTGATGAAAATTCTCCTTTGTCTATTTTGCTGAGTGCAAACACTTCTTATGTATCTGGCATCGCAGATAACGTAAAGACCATTGATTTGAACAAGATTCCTTCTTGTATCAATAGTGAACGTTATGTAAGTGTTCTTATCAGTCAAGGTCTCGACACAGATGTAACAAATATGCAGATCAAGAATACTGAGAACCTTACTCCAGTAGGTGTAATTGGTGCTGCTCTTGGATGCCTTGCAGATGCTTCTGTAGAAGAGTCTATTGCCTGGGTTAACAAGTTCAACCTTATCGGTTACTTCCCAGACATAGAGCTTGGTTTTGGCAATTCCGCACTCGGTACAGATGGTAAGCTTACAAGTTCTCTGAAGTATTCTTCTTTGAATAAGGTACAGGTAGATGGCCTTGTTGATAAGGGCTATATTTTCTTGTGCAAGTATCAAGGAAAGGAAAATGGAGTTTACCTCAGTGGTAATCAAACTTGTTCAAACGGTGATTACCGCACTATTGCACGCAACCGTACCATAAACAAGGCAAGACGTGCTGTTCGCAACGCTCTTTTGCCTTATGTACATTCTCCTTTGAAGGTTGATCCTAGTACTGGATATTTGTCTGCTGCAAAGATTACCATGTTCCAGAATCTCGTTGGAGACATTCTTAAGACCATGCAGACTAACGAGGAGATTAGTGGTTACGCAGTTACAATTGATAAGACTCAGAATGTATTAAAGAACGATACACTGATTATCAAATTTTCAATCGTTCCAGTAGGCGAGGCTAACGAGATTGACGTTGTTGAAGGCCTTGCTTTAACAAATAAGTAATTGACACATGGCAGTAATTAATAATGTGGCCTACAGTTGGTCAATGATTCGTGTCTCAATTCCAGCTCTTGATATTTCAGAGGACTCTACTATCATGCAGGGTATCTCTGAAATCAAGTGGAATAAGAAGCGTAAGGTGGAGACTAATTATGGACGAGGTGGTGATCCTGTAAACCGTGGTTTTGGTAACAAGACATGTACAGCATCAATCACAATGGACTACAACACCGTCTCCCAGCTTCGAGCACTGGCTGGTTCTCTTATGGACTTGGGTGAGTTTGACTTGATCATTTCATTTACAAACGCATACGCTGGTGAGGATTGGCAAGCTGAGACCGTAACTCTGAAGGGTTGTCTTTTCAACGAGGATGGCTTTGAGAGTAAGCAAGATGATACTAATATCACAAAGGAGTACGACTTGAATCCTTTTGATATTATAACAGGAGAAGGTACTAGTTCATGGCTGTAACTTCAATATAATGTGTTTTAAGGGAAGGATCGAAAGATTTCTTCCCTTTTTTCAAACCTGCTAACTTTTAAACTCACTATTCATAAATAAAAACAATATTATATTTAAGTTATGACTGATACAGCAAATGTAAATTACATGGAGGACGAGAAACTCCAGAAAGAGATTGTGGCAAAAGTAAAGGAACTTCGTGAGGCTGATCCTAAGCTGAAGCGTGTGTTCCCAATCATGGTTATTGGTGATGAGGAGTTTGGCGAGAAGCCTTATTATGTAGCTTATTTCAAGCAGCCTCCTTTTACCGCCTTCAGTACATACCTTTCACTTTCACAGAAGGACCAGGCAGGTGCTATGCGACAGCTTGCCAAGGACTGCTTTGTTGATGGTGACAAGGAGTTGGTTAAGGACGATTCATTATTTATTTATGGCACCATGCCTCAGTTGGGCAGAATCATTGAGTTGCGCCAGAGCAAGCTGGTAAATTTATCGACCGCTGGAAAGTAAAAGACAGTCAGTACTTTAGACAAAGACTGATATATATACGTCATTATTTTCCAGCAATAAACGTGGACGAGTTGGACGATGAGTTGTTTGCTCAATTTTCAGAGGATGCTTTATGGTTGCATGAGCAAATGGTTATAAAACAGTCTGCGAACGCACTTGGAATGCTTGCGTAAATAAATAGTTTATTTTGTATTTTGAAGCCTCTTGCCTAGTTTGGTAAGAGGCTTTTTTAATCTTGATACTTCAACCTTCAGCTATTCTTTTAAAATTAGAATAACAATGGATTATACAGTTAATTATCAAATAAACGTCAATTCAACTCCAGCTCTTGAATCAATTCGTAAGTTCCAGGAAGCTACTCAGCAAATGGAAGCTTTGACCAAGAGGTTTGATGTTGTTTCAAAGAGCATAGGTAAGGTAAATTCTGCCTTTGCATCTTTGAACAGAAATCATGTCAAAATGGATGTTGATACAACTAGAGTTGAGCAAAAATTAACTCGTGTACTTGCCCTTCTTAATGAAGTAAAGGTTGCTGGAAATGCTATCAGTCAAGGAAAAATTCAGAAGGTGATGTCTGCTCCTATGGCTGGTGTGTATAATGGTAAAAATGCTTCTACATCATTTACTGGCAATAAGGTCAATACACGAGCTGCGCAATCCGATTTGACTAACCTTATGAAGAAGATCTCTGATACACAGCAGAGTATCAATAATATTAACAAGAGATATATCAATCCAAAGGCACGTACAAAGACTGCGATGGAATCTCTTGATAAGCTCATTGCTAAAATCGAGCAGGTTAAGTCAATGAGTAATATTACAATTACTGCATCTGGTCCACGTCAAGGAAAATCACAAACTTCTACAGGTGCTTCTGCTGCGGCAGCTGGTGCCGCTGGAGCCGCAAGTGCAACAGGTCAAGCAGCTTCAAGAACAACCACCAGACGAACCTCTTCTGGAACACCAGTAAATAGAAGTTTGTTTCCATCTGTTCGACAAGTATTAGGTCCAACATACGCAACAACAGGTACAAATGTTGCAGCTGAGATGGTTAAGGGTATGGGTGTTGCATACGGACTTAGTTCATTGATGTATGGAGTTACAAAGGTATTTCACGATGCGACAACTTATGATAATATTTCGCAAACAACAAAGAATATTCTTGGAACTCACGACACTTCAGCCAACTTTGATGAAAAGTTTGCAAAGGCGAATGATATTATGCGCCAAGTTGGTGTTGAGACTAAGTTTACAGCACCACAAGTAGCTTCTGCTGGTAAGTTCTTGGCTATGGCAGGTATGAAGGTTGAAGATATTCAGCAAGCAATCAGTCCAATTGCAAATTTGGCTATTGTTGGCGATACTGACCTTGGATCTACTGCTGACATGACCACTAACATTATGACCAGTTATGAAATACCAGCAAAGCGTATGGGTAATGCGGCCGATGTATTGACTATGACATTTACAAAGACAAATACAACTCTTTGGGATTTGGCAGAGTCATTTAAATATGCTGGTACAGTTGCGCATCAATCTGGAATGTCATTTGAGAATGCTTCTGCTGCTCTTGGTGTATTGGGAGATGCTGGTATTCAAGGCTCGCATGCAGGTACAACATTGCGTATGATGCTCCTTAATATGATGAACCCAACTAAGAAGGGCAAGGCTGCTTGGAAGGCTCTTGGAATAAATGTGAAGGATGAGAATGGAAATATGCGTGATTTCAATACAATTCTCTCAGAATTGAATGAGAAGCGTAAAACATTATCCGCTGGTGACTTCCAGAGTCTTATTAATAACATGTTCCGTGTAACAGCGGCACCAGGCGCACTGGCCTTGATTCAAAATGCAGATAAGGTAAAACAGGTAACAGATTTGAATAGAGATAAGTCTATTGGTTTGTCTGAAAACCTGGCAGATGAGAAGAAGAACACTATACAAGGTCTTTGGTATCAGATGACTTCTGCATTTACAGAGAGTGGTATGCAGGGGTTTGAGCAGATGCAAGATGCTATACGAGATTTCTTGCAACGAATGATAGCTCTTATGAAGTCACCAGAGTTTGCACAAGGCCTTAAGGACATGATGGATTTGTTCTTGAAGACTATTGATTCAATGGTTAGCATGTTTAAAGCTATTATGAGTGTTTGGAATGCCTTGCCAAATTGGAGTAAAAGTTTTATTGCTGATTGGATTAAGTGGCACATGTGGCTTAGTTTGGGAGCAAGCACCATTAAGAGTATATGGAGTGGATTTATGATGATCCGTGGACTTTTACAGGGACAACTCTTATATGGAATTGCTAATTTTACATCAAAGATTATATCTGGTGTAGCTGCATTTAAGGAGTTTTACATATTGTCACGTATGTATGGCATGGGCAGGTTTGCTTCTTTTAGCAATGCCGCAATGCAGATGGGACTTATTGGTGGAGCTAATGTTGCAGCACAAACTGCTGGTACCGTTGGCGCAACAGGTACAGGTATATTGTCAAAAGTTGGTGGAGCTAGTATTTTGTCAACTATAGGTAATATAGGAAAGTGGATGCTATTTACTAAAGCAGGTTTGATAACTGCTGGTATAGGTGCGCTGTCAGCTTTGACACTTTATACCATTAACGCTTATAATGCAACAAAAGACGCATACAACGCAAATGTAGAATGGGCAAATAGTTTCCGTACTCTTGGATCTTTATCAATGAGACTGAACAATGAGAGCGATGTATTTTCTGCAAATATGATTGCTGCCAGTAGTCGTATCGCTACAGAGAACGAAATGGTAAAGGCTGCTGCTGATAATTGGAAGCGTTATTGGGCAGAGAAAAATGGATCAAAGGCTGGTTCTGACAAGGGAAAGAACTTCTTTGAAACAACTAATGGTGAAATTTACAAGGAAGCATTTAGTAATATTGGAGGTCTTAAGAACGCTTGGGGACAAATATTTGGAAAGAATTTAACTGAGCAATACACTCCAGTTATTGAGCAAATGGCTGGACTGAAGGCTGGAAGTGGATATAAAAATCTTATAACAAAGCAATTTAATCAACAGTATTTGAATTTGCTAGGTCATAAGTTGTTGCTTTCTCCTGGAGGTGTGATTGATGACAATACAGCACGTCAGCTTGAATTAATGAAGATAGGTGCCGACCCGAATAACGAAAGAGTGCAGGGCTATCGTGAATGGATGCTGAAACAAATAGCCGTTGCTCCTAACCAGTCTGAGCGTTACAAGGTCATCAATCAAGGATGGCAACAATTCCATATCCCTAATAGTCAGATAGACAATACTCTGCATTACGGTGCTGCTCCAGATTATTTTGAGAATCCTACAGAGCATCAGATTTATTTCTCAAAGGCTACAGCTGACATAACAAATTATGTAATGTCAAGCATGAAAGATGCCTTCCTTGCGTATACACAGATTCTTGATGAGTTCGATAAGGGAAAGCAGATAGATCCTATGAAAATTCAAGATGTATTCGCTCGTATCACAGGAACGATGAATATCATCGGATCACCTACAGGTGTTTTTGGTACTCCAGAGTGGATGAAGCGTGTAAGGCAGAGCAATGCAAATATGACAATATCAGATTTCCTTGGTGTTGTTAATTCAGCATTCTCAAATATGGCAACATTTATTGGTGAGGTTCCAGAGAGATATAGACCGTTGTTTGCACGATTCTTGGATAGAAATTATTGGGAGAGTTTCTTCCCAGCAGGATCATCTTTCTCCTTATCTCCAGGAGGTTTTGGTGGCGGTGACAAGGTTGGTGACAAGAAGGTGTTTAATGGTAAACAGTATGTATATGAAATACGTGCTCCTTTTAAGGTTCCACAATGGTATGATGCTAACGGTAATGTCTATACGCCAAAGAAACCTACAGAAACTGTTACTCCAACACCAACAAGACGTTGGACACCAAGAACAAATAAGACTTTGAACCGTATTCATACTGGTGCAGATGAATCAAAATACAAGAACCATTACAGTAATAATGCGGCTGCTCCAAAGCAGGTGATTGTACGTATTGGCAATTTGATGAATGTAGATAAAATTGACTTGACAAACGAACATAAGGCTGCTGCTGTAGCTACTCTTAAACAAGATTTAGCGGCAGCATTGCTTGATGTCGTTCAAGATTTTAACGAAAATGTAATCGGATAAAAATGAGTTTGTTTTCAAATTTACAATATAATGTTGCTGTTGGAGTCTCACAGTTAGGCTTCAACAGCACATTTTCTCTCTCACGTTATAAGAAGAGAGATGGGCAATTGAAATTCTATTCTCCTCGTGGATATGAGAGCATGTACGTATATGCTGCAAAACGAACGCTTATGCAGACTGCATTTGCCAAAATAAATGATTTGTATCCAGGCTATCTGAGAAATATGGACAGAAAGTCAGCAAAGGCTGCTTATCTCCAGAATCAAGGTCAAGAGGTTAAGAAAATAATCGAAAATGGCAAGAAGATGGATGAGGAGACACGCAATAAGATGGGCGTGGTCCTTAAATATCGTGGTAAGGCAGCAAATGAAGGTCTTCTGCTTTGGATTCCTACAGAAGATGGCAAAACGCAGACTTTAGAGATCCAGACATATTGGGATAAGATTAAGAATTTAAGTACAAATGAATCGGGCAATACTGAAAGTGTATTTGACAATACCAAAATAGAAGTTCCTGGAAGTATTGCATTTTGTGATCTTGGTGCCAATGTTAGTTCTCAAAGTTCAAATAACTTGATTCTTACAAAGGTGCAGGGGCGTGATTATTCAAGAAAGGAATTGGTTTCTGGAGGCGATATAAATTTTACCGTTACTGGCAAAATTGTAAGCAATTATCCAGATATATATCCTTATGAGGATGTGTCGAAGTTTGTAAAGTTGATGCAATACAAGGGTATTTTGAAAGTGTACAATATATTGTTTCAGCAATATAATGTAACACAGATACTTATCAAGGACTTCCAGATGGGGCAAGATGATGGTTTCAAGAATGTACAGCCTTATCAGTTTACCTGTGTTGCTGTTGAACCAGATGAGGTTGCTGATGTTGTTACAGATACAATTAATGCTCAAAACATTACAATAGCACATCAAAAAAAGAAGGGATGGACCACATTGATGTTGAATCAAGTTAAGGCCGCTGCTGCAAATCAAGCTGCCCAATTAGTTGAGTCATTAATTGCAGATACTATTTAGATATGGAAAGTTCAACACCTGTTCATTATCAAGATGGGCTTGATATTCTAGCATGTAAAATATTGGTTTGGGAACCAGCGAACAAGAACGTTATAGATAAAGATGATCCGTCTTCAGACAGATGTCTTACTATTCGTGAATGCGAAAGTATTGAGATAGAGGAATCTTACAAGAAGCTTATTGGAACAGCGTCTGTAAGATTCCCTCGTGGAACCATTATAAAGCGAACTATGACAAAGAATGATTTGGAAGACGATGGTACGACAAACGTTTATACTGAAAGATTGCAAGATGGGACCATAACTGAGAAACGTTCTGGATCTTCTACTGCAACGCCAAAAGATTTCAAGGTTGGCCAGCGTATTCGAATATATCTTACGTATTACAGAAACAAAACTGGTGCTTATGAAAGCGAAGAAGACAGACAGAAGAACATTGATGAGATATTCGGGAATATGTCTCCTCAGTTTGATGGCTATATTGTCAAGTGTAGCGTATCTACTCCTATTGAGTTGAAATGCGAGAACCTGGCAAGCAACTTAAAAAGAAAGAATTGTAGAAAAATAACTACAGGCAACAACGCTACCGTCAATGATTTCCTCAAAGAAGGTGGAAAGTATAACTTACTTAAAGGAACAGGATTGAAACTTCATCCAGATACAGCCAATATAAGTATAAATATTGGAAAGATTCAGTTAAGTAATGATTTGACAATTGCTGACTTGTTGACTGAATGGTCTAAATATAAGCTGTATTGCTTTATACGACCAGATAAAGATGGTAATCCGTGCGTGAAAGTTGGGCGGTCATATTTTTCTACTAAGACAGCTGAGTCTATCGTCAACAATGACAAATCATTGCAACCGAAGGTCATCCAGTTTGATTATCATGTAGCTTCTGATAATTTGAAGTTGATGCACACTGATCCAAAGTATTTGGCCGTATCAGCTGAAGGATTCAAGTTTGAAGGTACAGGTAAGAATCAGAAGGAAGTTAAGTATAGTATAACAATTCGACTTAACCCAGAATGGACTGGTGCCAGCGATACAAAGCATAAAAAGTTCCAGTTGCTTAATGAGACAAAACTGTCTAAGAAAGCAATGAAGCTGGGAGCAACGTTAAAATCACAAACAAGAGACCATGTTGATTTGAGTCAATATACGGTTATTCCATTCACATCAAGTAAGATTGGCATATCTGAAGAGGGACTTATCAAAGAAGCAGAAGCTTATTTTGAAGGCTATAATATGAATGGTATAGAAGGAACAATAACGTTGTTTGGTGATTATAATGATCTTGAATCTGGTGAGAAAGTTGAAGTTCTTGATGTTCGGCAACCAGAAAAGAATGGATATTATCTTGTTGAAGAGGTAAATACAAAATTTGGAGTTGATGGCTACAGACAGACCATCAAGCTTCCATATTGTATTGCTAGACCAAAGAATAAATAATTATGAACCAACAGTTTAATGATCTTAGCGCAAATGAAGCAATTTATGAGGCGATTAGACAAATTGCGCTTCATAAACTTGTAAATCCTAAGAACAATGTGATTAAAAACACATCCAGGATTTCTGGATATGTTACAAAAATACATACAGATGAGACCGATGAACTGTACGGAACAGTTGATGTCCAGGAGTACAATGACAGCCTTGCTAACAACCAGGCAAAGGATGAAGGATTGCCAGTAGGATTGCATGAAGGCGTGTTTTTGTCCGCTATTCAGAACAATGATAACGGACTCATAACAATACCTTATTTAAATTCGGATGTTGTTATTGCTACAGATCCAGACACATTGAAAGAGTATGTTGTAGCTTATTCTCATGCAGACACAGTTCAGCTAGATACTCATACTAAAACAATAATTGGTGTAACTGAAACAAAAGAGTTTGAGGAATCAGAAGATTCTCCAGATGTTGATCAGCTTGAAAAAACTGGACTTCATGCTCATACAGAGTACACCAAAGAACATGCAAAGACTGAGGTTGCAAAAAGTGATAAGAATGAAGAAAAAAGTATTTTTGAAGTTACTGCTGACCAGATTAAGGCACTACACGATAAGGCGCAAATTGTTCTTGATGCAAAAGAAATACTTGCCAAATATGATGCCAAGGAAATTGTAATCAACGACAAAGGTGTTTATCTTGGAAGTGGAAAGGCCACCGAGCCAGCGGTTCTTGGAAATCAATTGGCTACGATATTGATAGACTGGCTTGGTGCCCTGTCTTCTATGCTGACTCCAACAATGATGGGTCCACAACCACCTGCAAATGTGGCAAAATTTGTAGCCTTGCAATCAAAGATTAATTCTTATAAGGCAGCTACATCTGGTTTCTTATCAAAGACAGTAAAAGTTTCAGAATAATGGTAAAGTTAAACGAAGGAATTGCCAAAATTAAAAAAGGCAGTACACTTGAATCGCTTTATAACCGCTTAAAGGTTGGAATGGAGGCTTCAGCAAACGAGAAGCTTCCAGATTGGACCAGTAGCGATTATGTTACCATTGGTGAGGATGGGCAGTATTCTGTAGATGAAGCAAAGATTAATTCTGAGGTAAAAGAATATCAAAGCATAACTCGTCAGAATACTGCTTTTTTACTTGCCGATGCTGTTGTTTCAAGTATAGGTGATGGAGGAGAGTCTGGAGAAGGAGTTAAGGGTGCCGTTAAGATAACTGGAGATTCAATGACAGGAAAGCTTAACACACTGTACGGCTTTTCTGCTGGTGACAATGGTGTTGAAATATTGACCGTTTATCAAACAGTAGCTGAGAACCCAGATGATCGGAAGAGCATTGTTAAGATAGATGGAGAACTTCACCTTGGGTCAAATGGACTGTACATTAACGAATCGAATGTATTATCATACAATAACGATGTTTTGGCATTGAATGCTGGAAATATAGCATTGAATGCTGATAAGGTTACGTGTACAGGAGAAATTGTAATAGGAGACTTGTCAATGTCTAAGGATGGTATTAGATTTCGTGGTTACGATTTCTATCATTCTGGAAATTCCAATAAGGAAGATGTTGACTGGACAATGAGAAATGGCGTTATTTCCCAGGATTTAACAGTTGGGGGGTCAAGTGTATTTAGCGGTAATGTATCTGCATTATATGGAGCTTCTTTAGGGTATGGTGGAAATGAAATATTTTCAATATCTGCTGATAAAACAGCAACACTGGCTGGAGATTTAAATATCTTGTCTGGTGGTATCAAGTTTGACGGTGACTATATTATCCATGTAAAGAATAAGAATGTTATATCATTTTCTGCATCAAATAAAATATTGAATCTTGGAGATGATAATACTAGGGCAATTAGTTTACAGTCAAGTATATATGACGATGATTATGAGTATGAGTTGATTACAAAATTTGGCTCTGCTCATTTCCCAGAGTCTTTTAAGGCTGGTCATGGTTTTGGCAATACCTTGATAGAGACTTATAAAAATTCAGATAAAAATTCTGGAGTTATTTTTGGAAAATACTTGAAGTTTTCAAGTGATGCTGGTCCTGGTTTTTATAGTGATGGTGATTCATTGCTTTTTGAGGCACCATATCATTATAATACTAATGTTGGCGATGATGTTGTAGAAAATACAATTCAAAAGACAACAAAAATTGGCTATATAGATTCAACCAGTTTATACGCACCACTTGACAGAAAGTCATCTAGCTTAAAGTTTACTACAGATTCAGATTTCTATGTGTTCGATAAACCAATAGAATGTGACACTTCAATAGGTATATCTGGATGCAAAACCAGGCTTTTGAAGAACGAGCTATTCTTCAACGATGGGGTATATTGGATCTCATTACAAGATGGTGTTAAGCATTATGGAAATGCTTACATGGTCAATGACATAGGCTCCGTTACATTCTCCAGTGGTTTTGCTGGAAGTGGATGGAAAATTTATAAAAATAAGCTTACAGGCAATATATGTGCAACATTCGATGAGTTAACAATACGTAAGAAGATGCGTGTGTATGAGCTTGAAGTTCAAAAAATATCTGCAACGAATGGATCACTTTGGGTTTCAGATGCTTGCAGTGGAGACTTAGTAGAAGAAATAACATAATGGCAGTATATCAATATAGAAAATTTAAGATTAGTGTTAGTGAGGACTCTAAAAAGACACAGGGGCTTCACGTGGGAGATATTGTTCGTAGGCAATATTTTGATAGCCCTAATTTGATATATTCTCTTATGTGCGTTCTCGAAACAGGTCAAGATACTGTGACTGTTATTGAGAACGGTGCAACTAAGCAAAAAAAGAGAGATTGGTTTATAGGAGCATTGCTTGAAGGTGATGTTCCTTCTACCAATGAAATACTTGATTTTGTTAGAGTTACAAACTTGTGGGATGCAAATAGACTTGGTGCGATTTATATGACATCCAGTGATGAGCAATCACCATATATAGATGTTATAGATGGAATTGCTGTAGAACAAAGTCTTTGTTATCCATCAAGTGTAAACAATGTTTCATGGGAAGATAATTTTTCTCAATATAACGTTGTTGGGAAAGCATACGCTTCTGTAGAATATAAAAGAAGCGTGCTGGACAATTATCGTGTATGTTCTATAACTAAAAATTCTATAGCATCAAGTCCAAATACTTTTATTGGACTTTCTCAGACGTTTGAACGTAACATTGAGAATCCAGAGCGTGTATTGGTGTCATATAAAATAAAGGCATCGAGGAACATGAATAATATTGTAGCTTCCATTGAATATGAAGACGAAACACGTGTTGACGGAACATTAAATGTTGAAGCTACTACAGAATGGAAATATCAATTTCATGCTATCACAATAGATAATTCTGGAAGATATAAGAGAACATTTCGATTAAATGTAAATGACTCTTTGCAAGAAGGAGATAATGTCGAAATCGCAGATTTGAATATTATCCTTCTTTCTTCTGTTGCAAACTTTGCTGGTGGCATGAAGTTGCGTATTGGTAAACTGAGTGGAGTTAATGACCCTGTTTTTGGAACACTTGAAAACTATGGAGCCTATTTGCAGAGGTTATATGCAACTCAGCAAGTAAATATTTCTGGTACCTTAACGGCTGGAGATGAAAATGGCTTTGGTTGTACGTTTTATGCAGGTAAAATCCATAAGAACGTTGTCATAAACAGTATTGCTTGTGATTTTGAATCAACTACTGAAATTGTATCAACAGATTCACCAGTTGGCATAGGAGAGGTATATAAGTCTAATAAAGAAATGATTCTCAATGCTCAGACTAACTCTTGGATGCTTGGCAAATTAGGAAAACGCTATTGTTTTTCTTTTTGGGCAAAATCAACTGAAGACTGTGATGTTCTTATCTCTCAAAATGGGCACACAGTCAAAACGGTTTCTGTGCCAGGTGATGATACGTGGATGCGGTATTCTGCAAATTGGGATATACAAGATCCGCTTAAGGGTGAAGATCCTCTCCAGATTGCCTTACTTATGTCATCTGGAGAGTTATACATGACAGCACCACAATTTGAGAGCGGTAAATACGCAACTCAATACCAGCCAACAGATGATGTGCTTTCCTATGTAGAAGATTATGGAGCATGGTTCAACAAGGGTGGTATTGGTGGAACAATTCAGAACCCACTTCTTAAATTGAATGAAGATGGCTCAATTTCGAGCAAGAATGATTCTTTTGTAATTAAGAATGATGGAACTGGATATTTTGCAAATGGACGTTTTAAGTGGACAAAGGACCAGATAATTCTACAAGGAGTTACCATTAAATGGGAAGACCTTGACGATACCGCACAAGAAGAGCTGAAGCCAAAATCAATAAAGTTGATAGGAGAGGATGTATTTATCCTTGACAGAGGTATGTGCTCTCCAGATAGCCTTATGATACAGATGGTAGAAACGAACTTCTTGTCATATTCAAGTGGTAGAAAATGGTATTATCTTGACACGAATGGAGAGTATGCTCTGTTTGATGGTGATAACGGAAGAACCTTTACTGTATTCCCAGACGCTATATATTGGAAAGATAGACAAACTTTAACAATTAAATGTGTCGTTACAGCAAACTACGTTGATTATTTTGACACTATTACTATACAAAAGCGTAGAAATGGCGAAGATGCGTACAACGTAACAATTCGTACATCAAATGGAAACGCCTTTAAGAATGGCGTTGGCCAAACGACTTTAACCGCACATGTATATAGAGGCGGTACAGAGATAACGGAACAATTGCAAAATAAAGATTTTGATTGGATAAAGACAAGTGATAATCCAGATACGGATGAGCTGTTTAATTTGGCTCATGTAGGTTATGGTCATGTTCTTGAAATATCAACAAAAGATGTTTGGAATATGGCACAGTTTGATTGTAAAGTAAGAATTAACAATATATAGATTTTAGATGGCAGAAATTATTGCAAGAGGTCAAATTTCCATTATTGACTTAAATGATGCGAAATCCCTTAATATGTATTTGAGAAGTAGCCAACCTACAACTCAGATATTCAATAGTGATAATAACAGCTTTGTGCCAGACTGGTCAGCAAGTCCATTCCTTGTGATTACACCAGAGTTGTTTGTTTCTGGTACAACAGCTGATCAAATGGGACAGGTAAAGACAAAACCTGTTTATACAATCAATGGTAGCACGAATCTTGCTGATTATGGCGCAACGGTTGCAGATAGAGCACCATACGCATTGACCATTAACAAAAATATGGTCAATTGCTCCCAGTTACGTGTACAAATTTCAGCTGTTTATACAGACCCTAACATTGCTTCTTTTGAGACTCCTGTTAAGGCTGAGATTCAGTTTACTAAAACTACAAATGCTGGAGCAACCATTTGTGCCATTGGTTATACGCCAAAGGGTAACGTGTTCAAGAATGATCAGACTTCAACCTTGACAGCACATTGCGATATGTGGCGTGGTTCAAGTATTGATAACACAGACGTATCATACCAGTGGTATAAGATGAATACCGATGGTGCCTGGGAAGCACTGACAGAAAAGAAGGCGTATGGCTGTACTGGTTACAACACCAACGAGCTTACAGTTCCAGCATCGGCAGTCTTGAATTTTGATGCGTTTAAGTGTGAAATTACAGATACAGACGCTTCTTCTGGTACATACAACACTAAGGTTTCTGATGTCATTACCTTCTTCGACCAGTCAGATCCTTATTATGTTGAGATTTATTCTACAACTGGAGATAAGTTGATGAATGGTCAAGGTTCAACGACACTTTCAGCAAAGGTATGGCAAGCAGGTGAGTGTTTTGAGGACAGTGACGCAAATAGTAAATTTACGTTTAAGTGGAAGAAATTCTTTTCTTCTGGCGTTCAAGACGCTGCATTTGCTAAGACAGGCTCTTCAATTACAGTTAACGCATCTGAAATTTCGCAAAAGGCTACATTTGTTTGTGAACTTTTTAGTAAGTAATTTATGGCAGAGAAACCGATAGGTAGAGGTCAATATACAATTGTTAAGTTGCACGATGGAAAGTCGATGCAACTTAACCTTTTGTGTAACCATCATCATGTACAGTATTTCTCTAGATTAGATCACAGCTTTTCACCTAACTATGTTGTTGACCCAATAGTCGTAACTCCAGAGTTGTTGTTTTCTGGAGCAACTGACAATCAAATATCCAATGTGTCATCACCAGAATGGACGATTAATGGTAAAAAACCAATAGAGTATTCTGGAGTCGTTTCAAGTTCTTTGCCATATACCTTAACTATTAACAAGAACTTGATTGATTCCGCTCAATTAAAGATTGAATTCAGCGGAATGGTGAAGGACCCAGATACAGGATTGAATGTCAAAATTTCTGGTTCTACATGCTTTACAAAGCAAGAGACAGACAACTTGACACCAACCATGATATTGGAGACACCAGATGGTAATTTCTTTAAGAATGAGATATTTGATAAATTGACTGCTACTTGTAAGTTAATGCTTGGTTCTGAGGAATTAACATTAAGTACAAAGAGAAAGTGGTTTTATATGGAGAATGGGAATTATGTTGAATTGGTTGACAACAGTTATGTACAAGGCCAAGGAACCAATACATTGACAGTTTGTTCAGACTATATCACAGACCAGGCTTCATTTAAATGCGAGATAGAGTACAATAAGGCAACATACACAGAATTTGTCACATTCTTCAAGCAGGTTGACCCATATATCATTAAAATTGAAATGAAAAATGGAGATAAGATGAAGAATGGTGCTGGCGTTATTCCATGTGAAGCGCATTTGTATAGAAGTGATGTGCAAATTCCAGATGAGGAAGCTGAGAAGAAATTTATATTCCAGTGGAAGAAATACAGTAAGTTGACTGGACAAGAGGTTACAACCTGGAGAAATCCAGCTGCTCGTGCAATTGAGTTGACAAAAACTGATATAGATAAGTTATCTACATTTATGTGTGAGGTAAAGGAGAAGAACAATACCTTTACATACAAACTCCCACTAAAGTTATTATAAAAGATTATGGGTTTGTTAAAATTAAATAAGAAGACTGGTGACACTTTTTCTGCGTCTGAGCTTAATGCTCTTGGCGCAGCAATCGACCAGAATACAAATGATATAGCAGAGCTTAGAGGTAATATGATGTATTGGTATGTTGATTACGATGAAGGTAACGACAATACTGTTCTTGCTGTAGGTGGTAACATGGAAGTTCGTCAGACATATTTCGATTTGTGTGGACGAATTATCGTAAACAAGCAAGGATATGCTGCTCGCCTCTCAGATAAAAACAGTGCTTATTTTGCTGACGGTACAGCAGCATTGCACGATGGAACATACGGCCAGACAATGGCTTATCGACCACCTCTTTGGGGTAAGGTTGTAAACGTATCTTCTACAGTAAGACGTGTATATAAAAGCCCTGTTCCTATGCAAGGTTTTGTTCTTTTGTACGATGAGTTTGCTGAAGGCGCATTCTTAGGCTCCCAGGCTACAGTTGGTGGTAAGAATTGTCTTATGAGTATTGCTAATGCTACTCCAAAGGATAGTATTACAATGAAGGCTGCATGGGATTTGGCACAGAATTACGGTACAGATTGGGGCTTGATGAACTGGACTATGTGGAATGCAGACTGGTTGCTGGCCAATGATTTTTGCAAGAACAGAAATGTACGTGGAACTCTTGGCTCTGGAGTTATTGGTGGTACAAATGCTGGATCAGCTAATGGCGTTGCTTATACAATACGTACAGGTACAACCCTTTCTCTTGGCAATACAACTGGCAAACTGAATGTTACTGCACCAAACACATCTGAAGTCTTCTCCCAGATTTCTTTGTTCGGAAAAGAAGCAGCATGGGGATTTAAATGGCAGTTTATTGCTGGAAATATCCACAATGGCAGCACAATCTATATTTGGGATGATAACAAGGTAGTGAATGGAAATCCACCTGCTGGTGTAGATTATCGTGTTGCTTACTTCAATAACAAGAAGGTTGATAATTGGGCTGGAATTAAGAAGGTTGCATTTGGTGAAAAGTGCGATATGCTTCCTATTGATTGGCAGGATTCTAGAAATGATACCTTGAATTACGGTGCTTCTTGGTACTTAAACGGTGCTGGTGAAATTCTGCGCGGTGGTGGT